CTAGAAAAACTAAGTAACTCAGTAGATCTTTCAGATATGCTTGAAAAACTCAATCAAATAAAAGATGAATACGATTGGGTTAAATTACTATATATGAATATATTAGGTAAAGAAGAGTATGTTAAAAGAAGAAACGCTGGGGATCTTAATATATATTTTGATGATATCGTACCAAACGAAATTATAGATACAAAAACTAAAGAAGTTATAACTGGTAAAACAATTAATAACTCTGATGTTATATTTGATATGTGGTTATCTATTGGTGCACTACGTAATATAGATTTTAGATTTATAAAAGAAGATTTTTTAAATGGTGCTAAAAAAGTAGCTTTAGTTGCTTCTAATAAACAAGATATAAATCTTGAGTTAGAGAAAAAGATAACTAACTTCTTTAGTAATAACTACTATGATTCTAAAGGTAAACTTATAAAGTTTAAACCAGAATGGATTCACGATATTCTTTCTACTATAAATTCGCCTGATATACCACAAATATTAAAAGTTATAAATAAACTAGGTATTAGTATTGATAGAGAAGCTATTACTAATATATTAAAAAACGATAAACCTAAATTAATAAACGCATTAAATTTAATGTATACTAACTTAACAGAAGGTAAATCATTAAATCAAAAAAGTAATAATAAAATTTATAGTTATGCTTATAAAAATGTAGCTGGTAAATATTCATCTACAAACGGATATCCTGTTAGAATATTAACTCAAATTATATCTAAAAATGATTTTAATCTAGAAAAAAGAAGTATATTAACATTAGGTGGAGAATTAAAATATAATCATAACAACAATAACAATATAACTAAAACATACGATAAGTTTTTAAAAAATCCTAAAGAGTGGGTAGAAAATAGAAAGTTTTTAAAATCTTCTGATAATACTTCTATTCCTGTGTTATTACATTCTGATTTACAATTTTATGAAGATCTTATAGAAGATGTTAACGAATTAGATGTTATTTACTACGAAGGTAATAAACGAGCTAATAACTTTGTAGGTACAGAGTTTGGTAATATGAACTACTCAGAAATAGCTGCTTCTAACTTTAATATGTTTGCTAGTTCTGATAACAAATACTATAACTATTTTAACTTATATGCTTTTTCAGATGCTAGTAATAAAGCAGCTATGAGATTAAAAACATTTACTACAAATCTTGATAGTGATAAAGTAACAGTTCAAAATAAGTTAGCTAATATAGTATTAGCAGAAGCTAAAAGAATACAATATATAAATTCATTAGATAAACCAACTATATATCAGGATTATGATCGAAATGGTAAATCATTTCAAACACTTACATTTTTAAATAATAGTCCAATATTTAAAGAACTATTAGAAGGAAATGTAGATTTACTAGATACAATGATTGTTACAGATAGTAAAGGTGTTAGTAAATTTAATAAAAATATACAAGAATCTTTAGAACTAGAAATTAATGATCATCTAGGTAAAGAATTAAACAAGTATGTACAAAAAGCAAGAGATAACGGTCAACTAATTGTAAAAGATGGACAAATACAAAGAACATCTAATTCTAAATTTTCTTCTGAATTATCTAATGATTCTTTAAAAAGTTATTTTTATAACCAATATTATTATACTGCTGCTACTAATTTAATGTTTAATGGTGATCCTGCTTTCTATAGTAATAAAATAAATAAAAATACTGGAGTACCTGTTGGTGTATATGTAGAATTATCTAAGAGAGCTAAACAAGGAGACTCTCCTGCTACGTTAGGTGTATTTAAAAGACCTAACTTTAAAGCTATTATATTAAAAGATATATATAAACCATCTAAAGAGAATGTATTATCAGCTATAGATAAACTATATAGTAGTGCATTAGCTACAAAAATAAAATCTAAATTTACAAGTAGTGGTAGTAATAACTTAACAGATGCTGGTACATATATTACTTTAGATAGAAAAGAAGAGCAAATGAAAGCTTATAATCTTTGGATTGAAGAAATACATGCTCCACTATTTGAAAGATTAAGAACAAATACTACAGTAGCTGAAGATTATAATTATATATTTGATGTTGTGAAACCGTTTTATTATGGTATTGTAAAACAATCAGATGGTAAAGTAGCTCACGCAGCACCAGTACAAGTAAAGAACGCAGAAGTAACTCTTATACCACAACTAGCGTACATTAAAAAAGATACAGTAGGAGAGCTTATAATGCCTGATATGAGCATAGAAGAAATTACTGATTTTAGCGAATACAGATCGCCAGAGTTAGCAAAACTATTATATCTAATGCAGAAGCATAAGATAGATGCTGCTATGTTTGAGAGTGCTGTAAAAGCAGCTAGATTTAATTATATAGATTTTGATAACTTAAATTCTAGTTCAATAGATTTAAATAGTTTTGAGTTACCAAACGAGTATTGGGGAGAGCAGCAAAAGAACCCAATCAAACAAGAAGATTATAAAGTATTGTTGGGATCACAAGTTAGAAAACTAATCTATGGTGATATAGATCCTGATTTTAAATTCGAATATAATGGATCAGAGTATTCTGAAAATACTTTTAGAGAATTGTTTGATCAAACTATTGTTTTAGATTTACAACAAGAATTAGAAAAAACAAAGAAAACATTTGATAACGAAAAGAAAGTATATGATACTTTAGAAAGAAAAACGTTAGAAACAAATCCAACTGGTCAAACTATAGAAGCTTTTGAAATACAAACAGATGGTAAACCTTTACAACCATTAGAAACAAATGGTTCCATATTAGAAAAGTTTTTAAACTCTTTCTTTAAAAAAGCATCTAAAGTAAAAGCTGCTGGTGCTGTATTAGCTAATACTCCTAATTTAGGGTATAGCGATAAGTTAGAAATTGTAACTAATGAAGATGGTTCTATTAAACATGTTGAAGTAGCAATACCAATACATACAGAAGCTTTTAAATTATTAGCAGATAAGGATGGTTTGATTGATATAAACGATCCTAGAATACCTGAAAAGATGCGAGACGGCTTCTTCTATAGAATACCTACAGAAGATAAATACTCTATGTACCCTATTAAGATTAAATATCTTATACCAATGGGATCTGTTATTATGTTACCTAACGAAGCAACAGAGATATCTGGTTTGGACTTTGACGTAGATAAAATGTATGGATTTTTATATAAAACTAAAGTTAAATTCAAACAAGATATTCTACAAACTACTGCGGATAATTTAGCTAAAGCTGGATACAAACTATCAGATAGCGAAGTAGAAGATATGATGAATTATCTTTTAACTACTGATGACGATATTTCTGATTTAACTAACAAAATGAAAATAATCAACGAGAGTTATAAAGAAATATCAGAAGGTAAAGGTGTACAAATATTTGATAAAATAGAAGTAGTAGAATCATCTTTAGATACATCAGAAGGTAGAGCTAATCTAAGATTAGATATGATGTTAGCTGTAGCTAAAACAAAAGGATTTGCTAGATCATTTTTTGATGGTGGTTCTAAAGAAAGATTAGAAGATCTTGTAAAACTATACGAACAAAAAAATTATGGATTTGAAAAGTCTATTGCTAATCCAAATCTACAAGAAGAGATAACAGCTAGAAACCTAGTTGCTAAAACTCTTATTGGTATATTTGCAAACTCAAATGCGTTTCACAATCTAATACAAGGTAGACACGATTTAACTTTAAGACAACCATTAGAGTTATTAATAAATGGTAATAAATTTGTATTAAATAGATTTAGTGAAGTTGTAAACGAAGGGGGTGGTAGAATAAGTAAAGAGTTATCAATATTACTATTTGCTTCTACAGAAGATGCTAAAAATCCAGTACTTGAACCATTAAATATTAATCAAACAACTGCTGGATTAATAACTACTTTAATAAGATTAGGGTTACCATTAGAAGATACAATAGCTTATGTAAATGAAGAATCATTTAAACGAGTTATAACGTATATGCAAGCAAACAATGTTAAAGATTTATCTGTATTATTTAAGAAACCATCAGAAGAATTATTAACAGAATTGGGTATTACTCCAGAACAATCTTCTGAATACTACACAATAGGTAAAATATCTAAAGATTTATTATCTGTAGAAAGAGCTATTAAAGTAGATACTGGTAATGTTGGTCCTACTTTTTCAGAAGTACTTACATCTTTAAACAAAGCAGAGCAAGTTATAACAGTAAGCAAAGATCCTAGAAAAGATTTTAAAATCGATGGTATAGAATCTGTATTACCAGAAATACAATCATATTATGATAATAATAATGATCTAATATATACTATTAATAGAAAGGGTAATATTACTCAAATTAATGGTTTTATGGAAGTACTTGTAGAAGAAGTTAATATGTTATCTAAATACTTTAATTATTTTAGTAAAAATTTTAAAGATATTAGAGATATAGTATTAGATTCTACTAAAGAGTATTATCTTAGACCAGATCAGGTTCAACTAATAAATCTTGAAATATATAATTTTTATATACAAAAAGGTATACAATCATTACAAGATAGCGAAATACAAGATATATATTCGTTATATCAGCTGTTTCCTAGCGAGTTTTTAAATGATGAGTTACTTAACGAACCAGATTATCAGTTTTTAAAATCTATATTCGCTATTAACTACGATGGTATACCTAGATTAGAAGCTGATATAACTGCGTATTCAAAAGAAGATATAAACAATTTAAAAGATTTGTTTGAGAGTTATATTGCTGAATCATCTGATACTAAAAATGGTTTAAAATTAGCTATATATGCTATTATAAATGGATTGAAATATGGTAAAGGATCTTTCGCATCTCTTGTGCCACCATCTTTTTATAGAAGTACTGTAGGTGGTATGATAAGAAATATAATAAATGGTAAAAGTTTAGATCAATCTGTACCAAACGAAGAGGTTGCTGAACTTATTATATATAATAATTATACTAAATTAGTTTTAGAAGCAAAAGAAACAGATATAGAACAAATAACACCAGGTAAATATAAACTAAAATCAGAAGCAAATGTACCTTTCTTTTGGGTTAAATTAGCAAACGAAAGTGTACTTTATAAAAACTTTGCTTCAGAAGCCGATGGTTTATATTATTCTCCTATTAAAATTGGATTATCCAATGGTAAAATAAAAGATTATATACAAGATAGTAGAGAAGCAGATAGAGTTAAACAAGAAATACAAGAGTTAAAAGATAAACTAGAAGCTGAAGAAGAATCTAATTCTGCTTCAATATTAAATGATGATGAATTTTATAGTGCTTTAGAAGCTAATCAAGCTAGATATGATAACACATATATACCAGAAGAATCACGTATAGAATCAGATTCTGAAGTAGAAAAACGTTTCAGAGAATTAGAAGTTGATCAGAGCATAGCTAGAATAAAAAATACTCAAACAGTAGAAGAATTATTACAATTATTTGAAACTGTACCAGATAACAAAAAAGATTACTATAAACCATATTTTACAGAACGTAGAAAAGAAATAACAGGTTCTGAAATAGTTTCCGAAGTTAATGATAAAAGTAATATATCTAAAAATATACTTAAAATGCAACCTGATAATATTTCTCAAATAAAAGCAGGTACTAAAACTATTACTAATAGAACTGAATATTTTAAAGATGGTATATACAAACTTGCCGATGGTACTAGTGTAAAATTAGAATATGTCGGAGAATACAAATATTCATCAGAAACAGATACTATACAACCGGTTGATCAATTTGGGGGTGCTAGACCATATAATAAAGATAGATATGCTAAAGAAGAAGGTTTTAAAGATTGGGAAGATTTTAAAAAGAATAATAAATATTCAGATAATTTTATAAATGGTACACAAAGTAGATATGTATATTCTATTAAACCAGAAAAAGATATTATAGTTACTCCTAAAAAAACAAATAAAGATGATGCAGATGCTTTTTTTGATAACGAAGAAAATAAACAATTAGAAGCTCAACGACAACGAAAAGTGGATGAAATTAACTCTATTGTAGATATTAATAAGCTAAACGAAATGGAGTCTAAAGTACCAGCAGATAAATTAGAGTTTTATAAACCACATTTTGATAGACGTCGACAAGAGTTAAAAACTCCAAATATACCAAATCAAGAAGCACCTAAAGTATATGCTGATAGAGTAGTTACTGTTAATGGTAGAGAAATACTTGTTAAAGTATCTGGTGGTATGTATTACACTAATGGTAAAGCTGTACCAGAAACAGAGAATGTAACTATAAGTCTTGCTAGAGTAAAAATAGACATCATAGATGGAGTACTAAGAACAGCTAATCACGAAGGTAAAAATTATTATATTTTATCAAATGGTAAAGTAGTAAGTGCTGATGCAGAAACTTTAGGTTCTGAAACAGTAAAAGATAGATTTAAAAAAGATATAATCATAGCGAAAGCTTCTAAATATAAGTGCTAATGGCGTGTAAAATAAGTGTAAAAGATACAGTATATAATAGTATTGCTAATATAGCAGGTAGTGAAGACGTATTCAGTAAAGAAGCAGCAATTAAAAAAGCTAGACGTATTAATGCTATATGGGGTGATAAAACAGCTACTATAACTCAATATAGAAGTGAAGGTGGTTATAAAGTAGTTACTCATAACCTAGATAAAATAATAGAAAGAGAGTATGAAAAACAATTAAGAATCGAACAAAATTTAAATCAACAACTTGGTAACCTTAATAACGATATACCTACTTCTGAAGCTGAAGTATCAATAGAAGAAGAAGTATTTGATAATACTTTCGAATTCTATAATGTTAACAATCCAGATAAACTTAGACAATCACAAATACGATCTTTAAATAGTTTATTAGATAGATCTGTAAGAGCATTAGGATTTACTAAAACTACTATAAAAAAATATAATGAAGATTATCAACGTAGAAATCCTGGTAAAAAGTTAAATCAACAAGGTCTTATAAATCTAATAGATAAACAAATTGCTCTTGGTGAGAGATCTGAAATAGATGGTGTAACTTATGCTGAAGAAGTATTTCATGGTATTGTAGCAGCTAACGAAACAGCTCAGGAGTTTCAAGATATAATCAATCTTAGAGATGCTGATGGTATATTAGAAATATCTAAAACAGATATATATAAGAAAAATTATGAAACTTATATGTCTGCTTATGGTGGTGATGAGAATAAAGTTAAATTAGAAATAGTAGGTAAACTACTTGCTCAAGCAATATATGATAAATTTGCTTATGATAGTATACCACAAAAACTATTAAGAGCTATTGATAAATTCTTTTCATTTTTTACAAAAAAACTAAGATTAGCTAATCTATTAGATAGAAATCAATTTAATAAAGATTTGTATGCTGCTTTAGATATAGTTATGGAGAATTGGCAAAACGATATGTATAATCATCCGTTTACAACTGCTGTTCCAGTAACTGTTCCATTTGTTTTTAAAGAAATAAATAATTTTGAAGATACTATTATAAAAAATACATCAGAATTACGATCTAAAGTTAGACAATTAGAAGAGAGACAAGGTGGATTGATAGGTAACTATAATACAAAATATGAAGATTTAACTAAAAAATATTCAGGAATATCTAATAAAACAAAATATCTAGCAGATTTAGAAGCTAAAGCTACGAAAACACCATTATCTAGATATGAGCAACAGCAAGTCTCAGAATTAAAAGAGTATTTTATTCTTAAAAATATAGATGATATAGATGTAAATAGAGAGAAACAAGTAAAAACTATTAATGGTAGAATAAAAGAAATAAATAATCTAATAAACAAAAATAAACTACAATTAGGTATACATACTTATTTTTTTGGTATTAATAATAGTGGTGGAGCAAATGAAGATATAGAACAACTTTATAAATATATGCAAAAAGTTGTTAAACAAAAGTTATTCTTGAGTATGGAATCTTGGCACAGCTTAAACGAATCTTATAACTTACATATAAATATCATAAACGAATTGCGAGCTTGGTACCAAGATAGTAGTAATGGTAGAAATGAGTTTCCAGAGTTAACAAAAGAACAAAATAAAAGATTAAAAGATGTTGTATTTGGATTAAAAGTTAAGTTGGATTGGATAAATACATCATTAAATTCTTCTGCTAAATCTGTTAAAAGAGATTTTCATAAAAAATATGTAGATTTAAATCCAAATATAGATACAACTGAAAATAATAGTTATACAGAAATAGGTAACTTTAGAAAATATTTCGGATCACTTAGAAACGCGCAAGACGAAACTGCTAGATTATTCTATAAAACAATAATGGATGTAAATAATTTAGTTCATAATAAAGTATTAAATAATACTATAGATTTTTATAATAAACATAAAGATCTTATAAAAAGAATGGGTCCAAAAGAGTTTAATAAACTTAGAGAAAAAGATGCTAGTGGTAATCAAACACATTATTGGTTGAGTGATAGATTAACAAGCGTATTTGAGTTTAATTATAATTCGTTTAGAGAAACAACTATTAAAAATTTAATAATATACGCTAAACAAAAACATAACAAAGATTATAACATACCGTTTGATGAGTTCGAGTTATCTGAGTTTTTTAATGCTACAACTTTAAATAATATTTCTTCTGCTGTATTAGATAACGAATTACTAATAAGAGAAGAATTGCGTAATATGTATAATGCAGCATATGGTAATTGGATAAGTTTAAATACAGAGCTTAAATACAACTATGAAGATATTATAGAACAGCGTAGACTATCTATGAATAAAACTAAATTTGCTAAATGGTTACAATTAAATGCTCCTACTCATACATATACTAAAAAAGATGGTACAGTTGTTACTACTGTTATTTATAAAGGAGAACTTATTAAACCATCGAGCGGTCAAAAAAACCTATTAGGTAATCTAACAGAAGATTATACAAATCCAGAATACAATAGATTAAGATCTACTAATCCAGAATATATAGAACTATTAGAAGATCTAAAAGAAAAATCGTTAGATGCTAAGCGTAAATTACCTTTACATAATTACTCATGGGAGTACTCAGAAAGATTACCACAAGTATCTAAATCTACTATGGATTTATTTGGTAGTAGTTTATCTAACTATACTGAAAAATTTAAAGAATCATTTTCAGCTAGACCAGATGATGATATGTATGCTAATAGAGCTGGTAATACAATATTAGAGAGACCACCTATTAGATTTATAGAAAAGATAAATCCAGATCTAATAACAGATGATTTATTTAAATCAGTAATGATGGTAGAAGAAATGTCTGTTAATTTTGTAGAGTTTACTAAAGAATTACCTACTTTACATGGTATATTAGATTTAGTTAAACGCGGAGATGTTGTAGACAAAGGTATAAGACTATCTAAAAATCCTAGAGATTCGGTATCTGATTTAGAAAAAAAGATGAGAGATGTAATGCTTAGAAGTGTATACGGTGGTAAAGATGAACAATCTTATAATCTAACTATAGGTAGTGTAGATCTTAATAAAGTATTAGATAGATTAAAGAAGTATATACGTAACGTTAGATTGTTAGGTAATACTACTGCACAACTTACAGGATATTTTTCAGCAATGCTAAATAAAAGTGAAGAGATATACGCTAAAAATTTAGATGGTAAACTATTATTAGAGTCTGAAAAAGAAATGTATTTACATACTATAAGTATTACTAATGATGCTATATCTCCTATTAAAACAAGTAAACTAACTGCTGCATTACAATACACAGGGTTAGTAACTAATAACATAGAGACCTTTGCTAATGTTAATAGAAGTAAATTATTAAGAGCAGCTAGTAAAACTATTAATTATGGTGGTTGGGAAACTATAGATGTACTTGTTAAATTACCAATTATAATGACAATAGCTAAAGAAATACGACTTGTTAATGGTAAATGGTATACTAAAAATAGTTATACAGTAGATGATGATGGTTGGTTAAATGGAGAATCTTTATGGGGTATGATGGAGTTAGAAGATAATAAAATAAAATTTGATCCTAGAGTAACTCAACAAGTAAAAGATTTATGGTTAACCAAATCAAGAGTATTAGCTAATCAAATAGATGGTCAACTATCTGATTTAGATAAAGCCTCTATACATAATCACTTTCTTTTTAAGTTTTTTACAATAAATATGAACTGGTTATATGAAAGATTAGATAGAGGATTTAAAAAAGAAATATTTGATTGGCAAACACAACAAGTAGAAGGTGGTTATTATGTAGTAATTTGGAGAGCTATACAAAGATCACCAATACAATTTGTTAGTGATGTATTCAAACATAACGATCAGTTTACAGAATTAGAAAAACAATCATTACGTAGAGTAGCTCACACCTTAGTAGCAGCTACAATGTTATTTATGTTTGTTTATATAGTAACTGCTATATCTTTAGATGACGATGATGATGACGACAATCCAATGCTAGCATATTTTATATACATACTTAATAGATTACAGATGGAAGAAAACTCTAAAACATCATCTGTAGATTTATTCTCGTATATTACAAGACCAGCAGATGGTATAGATCAATTGGACGATTATTTACCAATAGTAAAATGGATAGCATTTTTAGCTGGAGAATCAGAAGAAGTAGAATCTGGTATATATAAAGGTTACGATCAAAGTACTAAAAAACTTATACAAGCTACCCCACTATTAAAAGGTTTCTATGAAAATATAGGTGGTGGTGTAATAAACGAAGCGTTAGGGAAACCAGAAACAAGTATAACAACAGCTATTAGTGGTAAAAACCAAGTAATAAAAAGTAAAATAAATAGCGATATGGGTAACTTAGCTTTAGTAGGTATGGGATTATTTACTAGATTTTCTGGATGGGCGTTAGGTAGAACAATAGCACCAGTAGTATCTAAAAATTATAAATCTAGTTTTATGGATTTACCTACTAAAAAAGCTCAAAAAGATAAAAATAAATAGACATAAAAAAAAAGAGAGAGATAAGTTCTCTCTCTTCTTTAATATCTTCTTTTACTAAACCAAATAGATAATATTACCCAAAATAGTAATCCCATTATCAATAATAATGGTGATCCCCATAAAGGTAATGTTACTAACCACCATCCCCAATTTACATATCCAAATACTTTTAATAATAAAAATACTATAAATATTGTAGCTGGAACAGCTCCTAATTTAAAACTTATTGTTAATCCTTTTTTTTCGTTACTCATTTTATTAATTTTAAACCTTCAAATAAACCTACTTCTAAAGCTTTTTCATAAGTATCATAACCACTAGAATAATAATCGCTAGAATCACCTATATTATGAAAATCTTTACCATAATAATCTATTTCTACTGTATATTTAATATCTTTTATAGATTCTATATTTTCACTATAAAAAGTAACTTCTACTATACAATTATGCTCTTCTCTTAACCACTTTTGTAGTAAAGATTGTGTAGGTGCTGCAATATCAAGTAAATATAATTGATTATATGGACTATGATGTACAAATGTTTTACTTTTAGCATAATAATAATGAGATGGAGCATTAAATCCTTTTTCTTTAGCTAATTTTGCTGTTTCATACTTTACTACTTCTTCTGTCATTTTATTAAAGTTTGTGTTGTTATTTCTAAAGCATATAATGTAGCATCTTCATTATTTATCATCATAAGTAATTTTATAAGTAGAATTTAATGTTTTAAAAGTATTATCATCTATAACTTCTATTACCACAGATGTTATTAAATCTCCTACATAACATGATTGACCTATTACAGGTCTTTGTATTATTACACCATATGATTTTCTACCTATATTAATACCATTAGGATGGTTATTATTAAATTTATTATCTTCTATTTTTTCTAAAGTAGCAAATTTAAATTTTGATAAATCTATTATTGTTTTTTCTATTTTACTCATTTTAATTTTTAATTATTTTATTTTTATAATTTGTATAACAATTATAGGCATCTATTTCGTTATAAAATCCACCTAAATATTTTGTTTTATTATTTATTTTAATTTTAGCAATCCATTTATTTCTTTCTTTACTATAACTTACACCTACATATTTGGAAGATGTTTTTAATTTTCTACTATTATTATAATGAGTGGTATTTTCTCTTCTATTAAGATACTCTAAATTGGTTATATTGTTATTTGTTTTATCAAAATCAATATGATTTACTTCTTTTATAGAATCATATAAAAAATGTTTAATAACTAATCTATGTGCTAGATAAGAAATAATTTTATTATTTTTAGTTAATCTAAATTGAATATATCCATCTTTACAATAGTGATATTTTAATAACTTTTCTTTATTAAACCTTAAAGATTTAACACTTCCTAAATTACTAACTTTATATAAACTTTCATAACCTATAATATCTATCCAAATTTCATTAAAATTTTGTTCATTCATGACTAATTATTTAGTCACAAAATTACAAAAATTATTTTAAATAATTAGATAATCACATAAATCTTACTCATATTAATTTATTTAAAACGTTCTAAAACTATTTTTCATTTTAGTAGTACCTATTTCTGTACTAATAGTATAAAGACCAGTATTATTATCATATTCTGTAATAACACCTTCTTCTACATATTTATGGTTTATCCATAATCTATCATGAAAATATATTTTTGTTCCTATTGTATATATTTTACTCATCTTTTAAATATTTTATTATACCAATAATAAATATGCATAGAGAATACTATTATTCTTTTAATAAAAATATTCATTTTATAATACTTTATAAATTATATCTAAATATTCTTCACAACTTGAATAGCTTGGTAATCTTTTATAAGAATTGTTTACTATTTTTTTATACTTTTCATCCATTACACAAACATAAGCAAGATTATCTTGATAAAATATATATGCTATATTATACATAAAATTTTCTATTATAACAGTTTGTTCAGTTACAAATGCTGATGTAGACATACCACGTTGCCAACCACCTGATCCACTACCCCATGTTTGTTTTACAATATGTATATTTATATCATTCCAATTCTCCATTTTACCTTGTTTGTACAAAGAAGTTATAGGTCCTTTAACAACAACATTTTCCCAATATTCTAGCATTTTGTTTATTGCTACTTTACCACCTTGACCTACTAAATAATTAGCGTAACTATTATACTTATCTAATATATTTAGTAAATCTGCTATATCTTTTATATCTATTTTATATCTATCCATTTTAATACTCTTTTCTTATCTTTAATAACAATTTTTGTAATTGTTTTTGATTTACTTCTCTTGGTAATCCGATTTTATTTTCTTCAAATAACTTTTTAACTTCTTCTTCTAAATTAGAAGCTAATTCTATTATTTCTTCATAAGAATATTTACCATTACGGATATCTATTAATTGATCTTTTTCTGATCTATTTAATATCAATCCATTACCTAATATAATATCTTTAACAGTATATAATAATCTTACACAATGAGATAAATTTTTAGTATCATATTCGTTAGCTACTTTAGCATTATCTTGATATCGTAAGGGATTACGTTTTTCTAACCATTCTTGATACTCTCTATAATCTTTACAGTGTGTAGAATAAGCATTACGATCAAAGCGCATATATTTTAAAAATCTACTATCTTTAGGTATACTTTTTAGTTGTACATCATTACTATTTTCATTTATTATACCACCAGCTTTTCCTAAATAATACATACTATAAATATCAGGAAAATTATTTACAGACGCTAATCCTATATCATTTTGATTTTTACTAATTATTTCAAAATACTTAGTTAATGATACAGAAAACTCTCTATCCATAAGTACATAACAAAAATCTAATGGTGTTTTACGCTCCATTCTAGTTTTCTCCCAGTTAGTTTTCTTATTCATACCTTTAGCTTTTTTAATCTGACTAAACGAATATCCTAAAAAAGTATGTTTTAGTTTAGTAGTTAAAAAAGGTGTAATATCTGGAAAGTATTCTTTCCATTTATCAGTTGTAAAAGTAATTTTATCGCTTCCGAGTATATCCACAATATTAGGATTACCTTTAACTAGTAGTTCTATAAATCTACCAATCTCGTAATAAGTAATATCTTGTTTAGCATCGCTTATTTGTTCTATATATCGTCCAGATAATATCATACTAGTAGGTAGGATATAAACACCTTTAATGTCTATATCACTACCTTCTTTATTTGTACCATATAAGTGAGAACCAACAATACATTCGTGTATTATCCATCCACTTTTTTTGAGTTGTTCTACATTCATTTTTTCTTAAATATATTATCAAAGAAATCTGTAAAAAAAGCTAATATTATAACTATTTGTACAATAGCACTACATATCATTATAATTGAATTATCACTCATTGTTTTGTATTTTTAAATTTTTAGCAACTTCTGAAAAATATCTATCTCTCCAAACAATAGATTCTTTTTTATGGTCTATATGTTTTTGCTCGTTTAATTTATCATTTAAACATTTTACTTGGTGTAATAGTTCATTAATACGTTCGTTTTCTAAAAACTGTTTAGTCCAACCATTTGTTTTTAATTCTTCTATTTGTTTTGGAGATATCTCTTTATTTTTTATAGTTTCTTCTAACTCTTCTATATAAGATTTAGCTTGTCCTAGTTCTATTTGAAGTTTAGAAATCTCTTGTTTTTGATATAAAACTATATCATCTTTTGTATATTTTCTTTGTAACTTCAACAGATACGCTCTATCATCCATTACTCGTAGTATCTATATCTAGGTATTACTCTAGCACAAACTCCATGTGATCTACTAAACATTCTTCTAAACATTCCTTTTATCATTTTTTAAATATTTGATTATTTTTAGCTATAAAACTTAATATCTCATAATCTTTTTCTACTACTTTTTCCCAGAACTCAGGATTATTTTCTACTTGTATACATAAAATCTTATAATGGTAATAACCTATACAATCAGGATTATAATCTATATCATCTTTATCTTTTTTAGTAACTAACATACCTACTTTCCAATCTTTAGGTAAAGATGGATACCATTTTTTTAATTTATAACTACTCATATTTTTTATTAAATTTATCTAAAATTTCTAATTGATAATCATCTAGTTTACTTCTAACATAATCTATATCATCTTTAGTAAGATCATTATTAATATGATTACTAAGTTCTCCTATAATACTAGCATTAGTATCTGTATCTCCACCTATCTTTACAATCTGTTCTATAAGTTTTTGTGTTACAGGGTGTTTTTGTGAATTATAAATAGCAGAAATTATTGTTAAAGTGTCCATAGCATTTATACAAAACTTATTTAGTATTGGTGCTCCCATAAAATTTACTTGTTTAAACACATACATAAAATATAACAAATAAGCTGCTCGTATTGAATCTTTATGATTATGAGTACAAATTACAGAGTCTTGTATTAAACTTTTACTATACATTGCTGGAGCTAACCTCATTAAACATCCATTACCATAACTAGTTATATAAGCTTCTGGATGATTTTCACACCATTTAGCAAAATTATCACCATATCCTGGACTACCATCATCATCAGTATTAGGATATAGATGATACCACTTTTTATAAGCTTCTGCAAAAGGTATATCATGTAATACAGCATCAGCACTAGCTAGTGTCATTATACTGTCATCTGTAATATGCGAATTAGGATTATGTAAGTTAAATTCACTATAATCACCTTTATATTTAAATTCATAAGGTTGTCCTGCTAAATCACCTAATATAGCACCATAAAGTTTATTTATACATAAAGACATATTTTTGTTTTTTACCTATTGTTAATAATAAAAATCCACTTAACCACCTAAAAAGATGTATATTAGATTCTTCTTGTCCAAAAAAATCTTCTACATTAAAACAATGTAATACTAATTTATCACCTTTTGTTTTAGAAAGTTTTTTAAAAAAAGATTCATATATAAAATCTTCAAATTCCCAGTAACCATCTAATATATCTAACTCATTATTTAGATTTTCTAAAGTTATACTATCACCATTAATTTTTATAGTATTAGTATTTATTCTAGCTCTTATTTCGTTACTAGGTATAAACTCTTTAAGTAGATCTCTTATAATCATTCTGCTATACTACTATTGTGGTGATCTAATATTTTTACTTCTCTTTTATTCATAATATCTATTAAATACTCATAAGTAAATGGTTTATATTCTCCTAATAGTTGTATTGCGGAATCTATTCCTACATCAAATGCTTTTATAGAATTATAATATTTATGTATAAGTGATTTACCAGTTCTTATATTATCATGAACATGACCATAAAAATGATAACTACTTCTACCTATAGAATCCCAACTTAAAATAGGTTCATGAGAAAGTACACATAATTTACCATTTATTATTACATTTTCTCTCCATCCTAAGTAAGTTACATTATTATCTTTACATGCTTGCACTAGTCTTTCTACATTATCATGATTACCACGTAATACATAAATATTATTACAGTTTAAAGATTTAAATAATGCATCATAATCTTTATCTCCAAACATTAAATCTCCTAATATGAATAAATAATGATGAGGTAAAACATAATTATTTATATTACCTATAATTACCCCATTCATATGATCTACAGATTTAAAATCTCTAGTTGCTCCACTTTCCCATGTACTTAAATCTTTAATAAGGTTAGAATGATTAATGTGTAAATCTGATACTAGATGTACTTCATTATCTGGTGCTTTTATTTTTATCATCTTTTAAATTTTACTTCTATTTTAGTATTTTTTTGTCTTTTAATATGCGGAAAATAATAACTAAGATTATTATATATATTATTTGTTATTTGCTCTGGATCAAGATTAGTAGTATAAAAACTATATAACACTTCAGTAGTATTTTGATTAAATCTCCATTTTTTATGATTCTTTTTAAGTTTACAATCATATATTTTAACAACAATCATTTACTTAAACAAAGTATCTTTTAAATAATTTATTACTTCATTTACAAAATTATCAAACTCTAACCAATCTAAATCAATTTTTTTATCTGTTTGTCTCATTTTAAATTATTTAAATATTATAAAAAAGTAGCAGCTAACCCCTTACTGCTACTATATCAGGGAATAATGGGAATCACTTTACCCACTACTTTGATTAACCTGCTCATAGTCCACTATGATGCTTCTATATACTATAGATTTTCGCCTCTTTGTTATATTATCTACAACCCCTTCGCTAACAAAGGATAGGTTTAGTATATTTACTCTACTTATATGGAGAAAGGGATTCAGGTTATTTAACTTTATAAGATGAACCACCTACAGTAACTGATATAATTTTTTTAGGATCTACTAGTTTAAAATTACCTTTATTAGTTTTAACAACTAAATATCCTAAAGAATCCATAAAATTTTTATCAGACATTTGTCCGTTTAATGTTCTAATACTACCATCTTTTTTTTCAAAAGTAATACCAAAAAACTTACCAACATTTGTTCTAAGTATTTTTACTACTGCTTTTTTAGAAACATTATTTTGTGTAGTAGCAACAACAGGAGAAACTTGTTGAGTAATTGGTGCAATATAATATACTCTATATTTCCCATCTTTATATGTTAAATTTGGTATATAAAACATAGCTGTTTGATCCATTATTTCACTAATATCTGCTTGATAGAATTTCTCATTAGGATATAATTTTCTACACTCTATTTTTATATCCAAAGTTGTAGTTGGTCTAACAGCAAGTAATTGTTCAGCTACTGCTATAACTGTAGCTTCTAACTTATTTAATTTTTTAACTTTTACGTTTGACATTGTTTTTATTTATTTTCGTAATTAAATTTTTTATATTTTTTAAGCTTTAACGTTTTTATTTTATAACTATCCATTTGTTTAGCTAAATTTACTAAACCAAAATTTATAGCACCTTGTATTATACAATTAAGATAATCAGGTGTTGGTAACCTATCAAGATGATCGTGATATAAACTCATATTTTCAATATATACACAAGCTATTTCACTATCTATTATAAAATGTTGTTTTTCATAAAATGCTTCAAACATATCTAGCCTTTTATGTTGTGTAGGTGTTAATATATATAATATACCTTCAACAATATTACCTTTATTTGGTCTTATATCTGCATAACCACGTGGAGTTATATACAACTCATAATCTACAAGGTTGTATTTACCAAAAACTTCTACTTTACCAACTCTAGCTTCTAAACGATCTATAAGTAGATTAGATCCGTAAGCGAAATACAATAATCTTTGCATCATTTGTTATAAATTACAACTGTAACATCACAGTCTTTTAATTCTTGTTTAATAAGAAGTTTAACTACATCCCAATCGCCGCCTGCAATACCACATCCTATTTGCGGTAATCCTATATGCTTACCTTTAAATTCATGATTCATTTTACGTAAACATAATGTTAAAGCTTCATAATCTAAATTAGGTCCTAGCTGATATTGTGTGTAAGCATTTACAACTACTACTCTTGGATGTATTATTTCATCATTTATAAATTTGTAATATTCTCTATAACTTATTCTACCTAATTTATTGATATCTCCTTTAAGCATTGGTAATTCTAATGGATATTTTCTAAAATTATTAGTATCAAATATATCACTCATTTGTTTAGCTATACCAGCACCTTGTAAACAAAAACAGTTCGTTCCATGTGCTATAACATCAAAAGAGCCTGCAAGCGCAAGCTCTATTAAATTTCCATCTATTTCTCTATATTGCATTCTTATTTCATTTTATAATTATGATATATATTACTAAGTTCGAAACCTAAAAAAGCAAAAGAAATAATTGTAATAGTATCTATATAAATATTTTCTTTACCTAAAAAAATAACTATTAAATAATAAATTACAGTTGGTATAAGAAAAGTTAAAACCATTATAGCATAAATTATAAAAAAGTATTCTATAACAGAAAATATTTTTTTTAATGTTTTCATGTTATTTATTTAGTACCAACAAGTTACTATAGATGCTGGTGGTATAAAAACACCTATAAGATGTATTACTTCTTCTTTGAAAGGTGCTTCAAAATCACAATTAAACAATCCAACAAGATTTGCAATCCAACATACTGCTATAAAAACCCATATTAAACATCCAAAAAGGGATATCCCATCATCTAAAATATCGTTTCTCATTTTTATTTATTTGTTATTAATTTACAAAAGCTTCCATTTCTTAAGCTCTTGTTGTGTAAAATTTCTAAATTAATCTTTTTGACAATCTCCTCTAATTCCAAACATAATTGGAAATCTTGGAAGACCATCATCAGTATATTCAAAAAATCTTATATTAGCAATCTTACCAATATATTTTTCTTTGTTAGTTAAAAATTCTTTTCTATCTTCGTGTGAGTATTTTAATCCTGCTCTAAAAGTATAGGTATTAACACCAGATACCTTTTGATTAGTATATTTTAATACTGGTACTCCCCATTCTGGACGTTGTTCGGCAGGTACAATATCAACTATTTCAGCATCTATATCTTGAAAATCTTTATACTTTAATAAATTAGACGATCTACCATTACATTTGTAATACCCATCAGTTCTTACAATAGATCCTTCATATCCTGTCGATATAAATTCTTTATGATATTCTAATAATTCTCTTTCGTTTTTTATTTTAAATGTATCTACTAATATTATAGTATTCATATTTTATTACTTTTTTTAATATTATCTATTGCCCAAAGTGCTTGTTGGTTTTTATAATTAAAACATTTACGCTGTTCTTCGGGATCTGTTAAATCGAATAAAGAACATGGGATAATATGATCAATATGCCACTCACCATAGTTATCCCATGACATATTATTTACAAATGATTTTTCAAGATGTATTTTAAATTCTTCAATTGTACAACCTATTAAATCCATAGTAGTATTTGATTTTTTAGATATTCCAAAAATAGCATGGTGCACTCTAGTTCTTAAATTTTCTTTAAGTCTATAATTAATATCTATTTTTCTTCTTTCTATTTTATTATTAGGGTGAGATACTCTATATCGTTTATTAGTTGCTTTAATTACTTCTGGATATTTTTCTCTATACTCTTGAGCTTTTTTAAGAATTTTTTCTGTATTACTATTATAGTGATTTTTACTGTATTGTATATGCCTTTCAGGATCTGCAGCATAAAGTTTTCTTCTTCTTATATTATTGCAGTCAACACATACATACCATTGATTCTTTAAATGTTTAAACTTATCAATATTTAAAAAATTATTACAATGGTTACATTTTACATCACCGTTTTCATTTGTTTGCATATCTGTACTTTATTTTAGTACAAATATACACATTTTATTTTACTTTTTATTATATTATTTCAGAATATTTTCTAATTTATCTTTTCTTTCTGAATATAATAAATCAGGATCAACAATATCATAAACATGATATTTTACATTTTCTGTTTCTCCTTTTCTATACTTCTTAATAAGTTTCATATTATCCTGAAAACCTAATCCATGAGCGTATAATTCTCCATCTAAAATAATATCTTGTGGAGTAATTTGTAATAATTCTTTTTGAATATGTTCCATATTTTCAATAATTCTACCATCTCTAGAGATTAATTTAGGAACTCTTCCATCAGCGTATATATGAGCTAAACAACGCATACCATCTAACTTTGGTTGTACAAAACAATTATTCCAATCTATTTTGTGTGCTTCGTCTTTATAAGATTTAGCTAGCATTGGTAGTTGTACTGTATTATCTTCTGCTTCTTTTTCTGTTAAAAAATATCCTTCTTGTAACTTAGAAGCAATTATAGAATTAACTTCTAATACTGCTTGTTGTTCTGCTGTAGTAGCGTTAGCTTTACCTACATTTTTAGGTTTAGCAACTTTAGTATGTTCTACTTCATTTGCTGTACCAACCATACCAGAACGCTGTATAATACTACTACCATTTGCTATTACATTTAAGTATCTAGTATTTCCATGACTATCTTTACGATATATTATCATTTTAAACTAATTTTATTATATTATTTATAGTACTTGTTTTTTGATTTATAACATTATGTTGATATAAATCATAAAATTTAAAATCATCAGATACATATTCAAAAATAGCATAACCATCAAGTTGTAATCTTAATATCCCAACTCTATAAAAATACTCTTTTTTATTCATTTTTTAGTAATTTTAGATATATGTCTTTATGCGATTCTTTAAAAAATGATTCAGAATATGTATGTAGTAATTCATTATTACAGTATTTTAATACGTGTTTATTATATAATTTATAATGTATTTCGCTTTTATCTGTATTATCGTTTTCTATACACCATTGTATTTTAAAACCATTCAAATATCTAGGTTCATCTGATTCTTTACACTCGTTTAAGCGCTTTCTTAATATATGTAATGGATTATTTTCATAACCCATAAATTTTAGAGCAGCTTCTTCTTCTGAAAAAGCTACTCCGTTTATCATTATCATCTTAAAATAATTTAATAATTTTTGTTAAACCAATATATTCTTCTCCTCCGCCTTCATGCTCACAACATTTTCTTATTTTTAATTTATATAATATTTTATCTATTAACCAGGGTATAGTAATGGTAGGAATAACTCCCTTAACATTATATGAATCTATTATTTGATTAAGATACCATAACTGTTCATAAGTATTTACTCTAACAGTTAGATCGTTTAAAAATCTTGGTCTATTTACATACATACGAATACCTTCTTCAGTATATTCTTGTTCTAATTTTTTAGCTATAGCGTAACTAGTATCGTCTGGATATTTAACTATTTGCATTTTGTTCTCTATTATCACCATCACCATGAAGAGTATTTGTTTCTCTTCTTAGCATTAGTTTGTTATAATTATCTTCTAGTATTTTTAATATTTCTTCTTCTGGAAGATGATCTAATATACCAAAAGCAAAGTTAGATAGTATATAATAAACTTTTTCTTTATCTATTGGTTTATTATCTCTATAATGTTTTTTTACTATACCGTATAACAACTCAACTCTAAACTCTCTCTCATCTAACTCTTTTCGTTCTGTTATTACTTTATTAAATGATATACCTAGTTCGTTACATAAAGCACATAAGTACCATACTACATCACCTAACTCTTTATTTATACTTTCTTCTGATTCACCATCTAGTATTTTTTCTTTTACTTCATCTATCTCATCAAAAAGACCTACTAAACAGTAATATAAACCAGCATCATCTACTTTTTTAGGGTATACTGCTGTTTTATTTATAATTTCTTCGTATTTTATTAAATTCATTTTTTATTTATTTTTAATCTTTCGTGTAATCCAAAATCAGCACCAATAAGACCACCAACTAAACTAAATATAACCAATAAATAGTTACCTTTAATTATAGCATTTACTCCTATAGCTGTACTTATTAACCAAGTTATATGAACAATGCTACCTGTCCAAAATAACTTCCATCTATCTTTTTCTATATTAGCATTTACATTTACAGTTCTATAATATATAAATATAAACTGAGTAAACAATATTATAAATGCTTGTAACCAAATATTAAGTGTTTCCATTTAACTATTTTTATAAGTTTTCATAATTTAGTATTGTTCTCCACTCTTCCATTATTTAATGTTTTTGTTATTAATTAAATAATGATAATTATAAAAAAGCATATTACACATAACATGGGCAGAATGGGGTAATTGAGATTCAGAATCATATACTTCACCATCCATCATTGCTGTTAAATGTCTCATAGCGGATTCCATTATTTCTTTATCATCCAATCCACCTTTCCAATTATCTGCTGTATATTTTTTTGCACCGTATTCTAATACGCGAACCATTGGTTCTAAAGATTTCCACTCTACTAAACTCCATTTAGTTTTACCTTCATTATATCTACTTCCTGACATACTTTATATTTTTACATTTTATATTATATTTTAAATTAAAAACCCCACCCACTTTTCAGCAGATGGGGTAAACGAACACTTATGTTTAAAACTTTTATGTTACTTCTTGTAACATTCCTGAATCTATTAAAATTATATCCGCAGATCCAGTAACAGCTAATTTATTTAAAGCTACTACTTGATCATCTGTTAGTTCTGGAAGATATAGAGTAATTTTAGTACCTTTATCAGCCATAACTCCATTGTGTTTTAAAACAACGCTTTCTAATCTTATCATTTTTATAAATTTATTTACTGCAAAGATACAATAAATAATTATATTAATGATAAATACTTTCTTTTATTTTATCAAATTCGACAAAATATTCTCCATCTATTTCTTCTAGAAACTTATCTTTTTTATATTTACTTTCCGGAGAAAGTATTTCTCTAAGAACTTCTTCTAAACTTTTATGCTTCAATACTATTTTAGCTGGAATATTTTTTAAAAATAAATAATCTATAACTTCGCTTTTAGAATTTACTTTTGTTCCGAAATATTTAATAGTTTCTTTATACTCTTCAGATACTGCAGAATATCTAGAATTAATTATTTTATTTATATCGTTATCCCATTTAGGATCTATAGATAAATAAATTATTACTTCGTCTTCTTTTATATTTATTTTTGAAAAATATTTACAATTTACTAATAAATCAAATAGAGTGGGTAAAGGTTTATTTAAAAATATTTCATTATTGCATAATTCGTATTTTTTAAATAAAAGCTTTAATGTTCTATCGTAATTATCATCTACTTTTTCAAACAAATAACAATTTATTAAACCATTATCATAACATAAACCCTGTAAAGAGTATTCAGCATTAGCTTCTTTTGATTTTACATTGCTTAATATATCATTAAATAATGGTAATATTAGTACCGAACTTACAGTGCATTTATTCCACAACTCTCTATACGTCATCATCAATTATTTCTACTACATAATCTTCTTTTGTTAAATTTAATACTAAATCTAACATTTTATTTGTTGTAAATTTTTTTACATCTTCTGGCAAAACATTAAAATTTATCAAATTTGATTCTAACTCTTTTATCTCATCTTCTGTAGATAAAAGAATATATGCTTTTATATTGTTATTTTTCATTTTCTATAATATATTTTGCTTTTATTTTTATAATTGTATTATGTAAACTTTGTTTTGTTTTTATATAAATATTTTTATTACCATAAATATTCCAACCTTGTTTTGTGTATCTAGATCTTACTCTATTCCAATAATATAATTTTTTTAAATCTGTTCTGTTTGTTGTTATATTAGTTAAATTATCTAATAAATATTTAGTATAAGCATCTTTACTTTTATACTTTCTTACAATATTATCAATATATGTTCTACCAAACTTATTAGAAGAAAAATATAATCTAAACAGAACTTTAACCGATTGTATATTATAATAATTGTATAATGTCAATAATGTCATATATTGAGCATTAGTAGATTTTAATTTATCTAAATAATCAGATACAAAATCAGTATGTAATAATAACGGTAAATCTTCTTCTACTAACAAACTAAGATCTACAAAAGGTTTATCTATAGTATATTTAGAATAAATATCATAAAGTTTTTTAGCATCTTCTGTTCTAATAACAAGAGTTAAAGAATCATCTATTAAATCAAATTTACCAGCTTTCATTGTCCATTGTTTCCACGATTCGAACCTACTAACGCATGTAGGATTATTTGTATTTAATGAAGCATCAAATACAGTATCAATACCCCTATAATGTGCAGTAGCATTTGGCTGAACCGTATTAAAATATACCCATACATTAATACCTCTAAAAGAAATATTTTCGCATGTAGTATTTGTATCAGAAAAAATATAATCTGCTTTATGGATATCTAATACCTTTTTCAGATTATATTTTTCTTTTACAATATTTATCCTATTTTTAGGAGTATTTAAATTATTACTATAATATGTTTTATTTTTTTCTATATTATAAATATATTTCGTAGGTATTAATAGATTTTTTAAATCATTAATAAACAGCTCTAAATTAATATATCTATCTGAATTTTTTATTTTATATGTTTCTATATTCATTTTATTTTATTTAAAAATTGAAAGACATCCTAATACAACATCTTTAAATTTTACTTCTGATTTAGCTAATGATTTTAAAATAAATAATTTATTATCTTTTTCAAAAACACTACTATTACCTATTTGAATCAATCTACTTTTTAATTCTGGAGTTACTGGAACGTTATTTTCAATTATTCTATCAATATAGTTAGATAATCGAAATGTAATAACACTTCTTATAACATATTCATTTTTAGATAAAGCAAAAGATTCTTCAATTCTTTTAACTACTGTTTCAAATTTAGGTGTACTAATAATCTCTTCTGGTGTTATTATCTTATCAAAATCGTTGTTTATAAACGCTCCAAAACTATGAATAACATCTCCAAGAACTATTTGTCCTAGTTCGATTATTTTTGGTAAATCGTTTTTAGTATTTGGATATAATAGAGCTACCTGTTTAAAGAAGTTAGTCCATCTACGAATAGAACAAGCATTTGTATATTTTTTATCACTAGAATAACCAGAAACTACTTCTGGATTCATAAATATAAAATTTACATATTCGTCTGGAATAATTTTTCTATCATCAATATATAAACCATCTGCAAAAGCGCACCAAGCTTCTTTGTTCCACTCTATTTCTATTGGAGTGATTCTATCTGCTTGTGCTCCATCGAGCTGTTGGACGTCATAATTTCCATCGTCTGGATTAGAAGATAAAAATACAGATACACCTTTTGGTAATTTCCAACTACCAAAAGCTTTTTCTTTAATTATCTCCATTACTGCGTTTTGAAAAAATCCTAAGTTTCTACTAAAATCGTCTAATACAAGTATATCACCTTCTTTAACTCTAGATACAAAATCAGGTATAGCATCGCTCATAACTGGATCGCTGTTACCCATTACCCAACCATTATCTATATAGTTTGGTATTTGTTTTTGAGTAATCCATTTTTTTACAACACCAGTTTCAGTATCTTTACATACTTCTATCTTTATCATCGGATAACCTTTTAATTGTCCAATCTCATCGAACTGAGATAATCTAACAATTTCACAATGTATACCCTTTTCTTTTGCAAAACTTTTTAATATCTCTGTTTTACCAATACCATGCTCTCCAACTAACATTAAAGCAGCATTATCCATTTGCATGTTTAAATCACATGCTAATTTATTAGTATTATAAAAAATTTCGATATATTTTTTCGCATCAATTAAATTAAATTTCATTTACTATCAATTTTTAATGTTTTAAAATTATTACCCCAAGAACTTCTAAATGATTCTATAGATATACCATTACTAGTTAAAACCACAATCATTGGTTTTAAAGGTTTAACTTTTGTAAGAGATACATAACCATCAGTTAAATAAACAATAGATGCTACATCTTTACATTCTTTGTTAATATACGCTATAGCAGGATCAACTACTGTTCCACCACCACCACTATAACCTTTAGTAGCTAATCTAGATAATAATTCCGTAGAATTTTTATATGGATAAATGGAATCTTTAGTTATACTAGCATCACATTCGACAACTAATATATCCATTTTTGATTTTTTACCAATATTATCTAACTCACTAAATGCTTCTTCTATATTTTTACCGTTCATAGAACCTGATGTATCTACTATAACTACTATTTTAGGTTTAAATTTTACTTTAAACATGGTTACATCATCAAAAAATTTAGATGGTTTAGTGTAACTTTTCTTTATTATAATTTTATTAGAAAATAAACCAATAAACGATTTTAACTCGTTTTTCCAATCAATTTTAGATATATTAGCGTTTAATAAATCAGATATAAACTTTTTTAAGAAACCAGGGATTGATCCCTGATTTCTATTTAAAGCATTAGCTTCTAATAATATTTTATTAACCTGAGCTTCTATTGTTTTATCTAGTACTTCTTGTGATACTTCTGATTTTTCTAACTTTTTCCATAAATCGTGATCTATCATCAATGGTTGTCCTTTAGAAGAACATTGATTATATAAATCTTTAAATTTAGGATTATTAGATTTTTTTAAAAAGTTATAAATAGCATCAGTACCTTCTTTGACTATATCTATTGGTACTTTCATATTATCATCATCGTACCAAATACCACCTTCTATAAAATAACTTTTATCTTTAAATATTTCATCTATTACTATATAATTTATATAAGCATCTGTAGAAATATTAAATAAATTAAAATCATCATAATCTTTGTATACTCGATAATGTTTAAGAATCAAATGATGTAACTCATGTAATAATAAAAATTGATTTTTTTTATGATTTTTACTATCTATTGATAACCAAAAATCAGGATTTAAATTAATTTCAAAATTTATACCATTCAAAACTAACCCCGCTGTTGTTAAAGAATTACTAAATCTTATACTAATTAAAGATAAAAAGTAAAAATAAAAATTACTATGTGCTTGTAATTCATAATTTACATCACCTATTTTTGGATTCATTTTTTAATTTTATGACTTTTTAATTACTTTTGCTACTTCTTCTTGAATACTTTTATTTCTTTGATCTCGCATTCTTTGTAACATATCTTCTCGATCTTTCAATACTTGCTCATATGTCATATTGCTAAATTTATCAACAACATCATTAAAACCAGTACTACCATCTGATGTTTTTGTATTACCCAACGGATCGGTATTATCATCAACTGATTTTTTATAAATACCAGTTGCCGTATCATATTTTATTTTCAATGCTGGTTTAACATTTAATCCATCGTCTATTCTCCTATCCAGAATATCTTTTACCGGATTAGATTTGGTAGTATTGTAAATCGCATATGAATTAGATACGTTATTTAATATATTCCAAAGCGAATCTTTAGAATCATTATCTTCTGTAAATATATTACTATATGGAACAATAACTTTTTTTAATTCATCATCCGCTGCTGACACATTTATTAAAGAATTGTTATTTAAATAATAATGATCATAAAAATATTTTTTAACTCGTCTTATATTTTCTAAAGTTATTTCTAATGTTGCTTTATCTTTAATATATGCTGTTAAACAATCTTCTAATTCGATTTTTATCTTCGTATTCATTACATTAGAGTAATTATTTATAGCATAATCTATAATTGAAGAGTTTATTAATAACCACATTAAAATATAATCAAAATTATAAGTACTTTGTAAACTACGAACTTCAATAGTAGCATGACTAAATGGTTTACATAAATAATTAAGAAAATTAATATTATAATACCTACCTTCTAGATTCCATTTAGATGTACCATTAATATATTCATTAAGAGATGGTAAAGAATCAATAAAACTTGTTTTAATTCTATTATCAATTCTAAATAATTTATAAATAGATTTAACATCTTTATCAATAAGTTTTGGTAAATTTTTACAATGATCTCTACCGTTTTTTTGTAATTTATCTGCTAAAAACTTTGTATCTTTTTTATATGGAATTATTAATTGATTTAACTCATCTGTTAATCTTTGAAATAAAGAATACATAGATAATAACTCTGTTTCTCCTTTAACAATGTTTCCTATATGTATATGTAAACTACAATATTGATCTATATCTGTACATGTTCTAGCAAAGTTCAAAAACTTTCTTAAACTTTCCATATTTTTTATATTCATTATATTAGATACATACTCAGCTCCAGTTATTGAACCATCATATAATACAGCAAATCCCATATCATTAGCAATATCTTCTTTTATATAACCTCTACTAGTTTCTAATTCAAAACCATAAGTATATGTTATAAAATCTAATACTGATCTTTTATTCTCGTAGTTATTTAATGATCTATTATAATGACTTATATTATATATTTTTTTATCTGGAGAATATTTATTAGTACTTGATATAAATCTATCATATTTTGATATATATACATCTTTATTATCGGTAATATTGATCAGTTCATCTTTAAATCTCTTTAAATAAGATGCACAAACTCTATAAGTATGATTTCTAAACATCAAAGTAATAGTTTTACTTGAATATTTAGTATTATTATCTATAATATCAGTATAACTAATTAATTTTGATTTATTTTGTATACTATTGGTATAAGTATCAAATTCTGTATTAACTTTTGGAACATATTTACCATCTAATAATACAGCTGTAACATCTTTAGTATATACTTTATCGTTTATTATTACTTGATTTTTTTTTATTTTTTTTTCCATTTTAATATGTTTTTATGGACAACGATTCACCATTTGCAACAAAAGTTGCTGTTGTTGGACCAAATAACGGACGGATTGTTACTTGTAAATCATCAAATTTAGTTATATAATCTAAAGTACCGTCTGTTTTTTTATAAACTACAGTATGTAATTGTCTTTCTTTAAAAAACGGTATAAAATCTATTACTGTATTAAGTAACCTAGGTTGTTCACTATTAAAAAATTTATCTGCAGAATCTGATTTATTATAAAATCTTCCACGAATAGCATTATAAATATGTTTATCTTTAACTATAATACCATCCACAAAAAGTATTTTATTAGTATAACTAGATTTTTTACTAAATAAAGCATACATTTCTTTCATAGCTGTATTAGGATTTAAAACACACTTATATTCTCCTTCAAGTGGTTTTCCAAGATTCATATCAGTATATCTACACTGATGTAAATTAATTCTTGGGTGTGCTACAGGAGAATCATTAAATGTTTTTCCTTCAGTAATATTTTTAATTATAGCTACATTTGTACTATGATTAACTACACCAGATGTTGCTTTAATTTTTGGCGCAGTATAATCCCAACCGAGATAATTATTATTATAATAAGTTGTTTTCTCTTCATGATTTCTAACTATAATTTCAGATTTCTCTAACGCATGATTATGAAATGTTAATAACTCATTATTTTGTACTTCTTGTACTTTATATAACCTATCAAAAACAAGATATAACGCATTTTTGATACTACTAAAATACCAACCACTAGGTGTTTCTACATAATACAAAGGTCTCTCTTCAGTATCGTTATTAGCACCTTTCCATGCTTTAAAACAATTATTAGTATAATATAATAATGCAGCATATCCTTTGTAAAATTTTAAAACATCAGCTTCATCTGCTTTACCAGATAGTGCTCTTCCTAGCGACATTGCTAAGTAATGCGAGTCTATATGTAATTGCTCATCAACATTCTCTACATCTTTTAAAAATTCTCTTTTAATATCATACATATTTGATAAAGTCCCGTTATGAGCTAAAGAAAAATGATTTAACCCATCCGAAGATTTATATACAAATGGATGACAATTATTAACATTATAAGTACCAATTGTACCTTTTCTTGTATGAAATATACAAGGTTTATTTAGTAATGGTATCTTTTCGATATTTTCGAATTCGCTAGCTATAAAATCTCTAGCTTTTTTTTCTAAATTAGTACCAGTAAATCTAGTATCAGCTATAGATAAACCACAAGAATCGGTACCTCTATCTTCATTTATTATACCTAATAAGTATAATTTATTTATATTAACTTTTTTACCCTTCTTCGGATAAAAACCAGCAAGTCCACAAGCTAATATATTTCTATCTGGTTTCATTAAATATCCCATAAATAGAGATATTAAAAAATAATATATTATAAAATTAATCAACATCATTTTTAAAATTTTTTATTACATTTTTTGAAAAAGTTATTAACTGCTCTATACTAGCTTCGTTTTTCATTGTATTAGCTAGTAGTGATATAATCCAGACATTTCCAGAAACATATCCTTTAGTATTATCAATTCTATCTATAGATGCCCCATTAAGATTTCTACCATTACCATACACATAATCTAATTTTACATTTAATAGTGGACAATGTGTAGGTAAAATTTTAAAATCATCTTCTGTTATTGAGAATTCTATATTTCTAGTTCTAGCTGTATTTTTAGCAGTTAATAATTTTACTTTTAAATAATTTTCGCTTTTATATTTAAGCTTTTTCTTTTTATATTTTTCTGAAGAATATAAAGTTTTAATTTTATCTGTTTTTCTATATATTTTATCATATTCATTTTTACATATTTTACAATATTCTGATAAACCAGAATTTGTATTTTTGTTTTTATGAAATTCCATATTATCTTTTTCTATATTACATTTTTTACATATCTTTTTCATTATATTTTATATTCTTCGCTATATATTATTTTTTATCAATTAATCTTACAAATTCTTTTAAATAAACCGAAGCAGTAACTTCTGCCATACTTGGTGCAGAGTTAATTTCGATTATAGAAAATTCTGGAGAACTATTTTTACGTTCGTTTCCATCTTTATTTAAATTGGATTGTACTCTAACATCACAAGCTCCAAAATCTAATCCAACAGATTTGAGAGCTTTTATACACTCATTCTGGATATTTTTTAAATTAACAGGAGCATCAAACAAAGGATTTTTCTCACTAATCCAATTACAGTTACTATTGTTAAAGAACCATTTTTGATTAGCTGGAGTATCATTTCTCCTAAGCTTTCTCCACATTAAAAATACTCCATTAGTACTTACATGTATTCTATATTCTTTTGCAAAATTTTTAAATTTCTCAAAGATATAGTTTTCTATATTTCTACCTTTAGACCAACGTAACAACTCTTGTTCACTATCTAACTTATAATTACCTGTTCCACGAGATCCTAATATATGTTTTGCAACAATAGGATATTCTATATTAGAACCAGCTAAAGCACTAATAACATTGTCTATAGAATTTTGATAAACATACTCTGGTGTAGTTACTTTACCATTTATAAAACAACGTTTCATTAGTAACTTAGATGAACTATTAGTTATAGCTTCTTCACTATTTAATACTACATCATACTCTTTAGTTGCTTTTGTTGTAGATCCTAATCTTATTAATACTTTTTTAGTACTTTCTAAAACTTTTCTAAATACTCTATGAGATGGATGTCTAGATTTAATCTCAACTTCGTATCTTTTTTTAGTTTTATCTATATCATCTAAATAAGATTTATAATCAAATGTATATAATCTATCAACTAATTGATTAGTTAAACAATAACTATTATCAGGATTAAAAATATAATAGATTTGTCTATCACCACATTGTACTTGATTACCTAATTTAATATAATCTCTAGACCTAGATACTTTATTAAGATATTTTTCTAATTCTACTGGGAAATTATAAGCAATATATTGATCCCAAGATCCAGTATTTGGATCTATAGTTATACCTCTAATTTTAAAATCTACAATTTTATATTGTTTAAAAATATCCATTTTAGGATTATCTTTAGAATTATATAGAATAAAAGAAGTACTACTTTTAGCTATTTCGTTTAACTGTTTCATCGTTGTTAAGGCTTTTTCTATTGTTGTTTCATATGGTTCTTTAGTTTCACCTAAATATAAACCATATGGACCTGCTGCATTAGAAGCAACTTTATTAAAATGAGCTACTAACTCTTTTACAGTTACTTCTTTACAAACTACTGGAGGTAAAAAAGTATAAACTGAACTATTTATAGAACACCATGATAATTTTTTAATTCGATCAAACTCTGAATCATTTTTATCACATATATTTAAATAATTAAAGAGTATTTGTTGACCATAATAAAAATGTCTAAACATACAAAACGCATAATATCTATGTCTACTAGAAGTATAATCTCTTAAATCTAGTTCAACAATTATAGACTCATTTATAGTAGTATAATTGCTAAGAAATTCGTATTTACCAGTAGCTTTAGATTCAAATATTTTAAATTTAAATCCAAAATTTGATATTTCTTCTAAAATTTCTTCAAATGTTTTTTTAGTTTCATCGCACATTATTTTTATATCATCTTTCTTAAGAAATAGATACATATATCGTGATGATGCTCCTGTAATAGCACCATTACAACCATTTAATCTATTAATACTACTACCAAGTAATAAATCTATATTCTCTTGTGTAAAAGGAGTACTACGAAATATATGTGCAGAAAAATTTGATGTATTATGTCTCATTTGTTATTTTTTATTAAAATCTCCAGATTTAACAACTCTACCATCATCATTATTAAAGTATAACCATGCTTCAATAGTTTTACCATTTAAATTAACAGGTATCAACTCTCTTTTGTACCAACTACCATCATGATTTTCAGGATCATATCCTTCTAATCTATCTACTCTTGGTAAATCTCTTTCTTGTACTTCCCATACATCTACTACTATTTGTGTATCGGGTGTTTTATTTACAAAAGGTATACCCCTTTCTTTCATTTGATATTTCTCTACTGTTACTCCAGTACCTTTATGATTATCTCCAGTATCTATTAATCTAGAGTTGGATCCATTTTTACGAAGTGTGCCGTAACATGCTATATATATACTTTCTTTATTCATCTTTTAATTTATTTTTATAAAAATTTTTTACTAAATTTATTATTTCTTCATCACTCCAATCTTGCTTCATCATATTGTACCACCAACAAGTTACTAAATATATTTTATATTATGGTACTACTATTATACCATATGTTGATATTTAATATAATTTATTTATTAAATCTTTTATATAAGTTAAATTATGTCTGTAAAAACCAGCACTATGCATCCATTCTGGATGAAACTGTACTGTTAATGCTTTTACTTTTGGAAACCACAGTATCTCTGGTTCTATTATACACTTTATTTCTTCTTTAGCTGTATAATGATGTTCAGTAGCGATACTACTATACCCAAACACTTTAAAATTTTCATCTTCTATAATATTTTTTGTCCACACCAATTGATGATGTGCGCTATTTGTTAATATTTCTGTATCAAAAATACCTGTTTCTAGATTTCTTATTTTAATATTGTGCTCACTTGGATGCTTCATGTCTTGTATAAGCGTTAATCCATTTAAAGCAGCAATTAATTGATGTCCACGACAAATACCAAAAATAGGTTTACCTTTTTTAACAGCATCGTAATACTGATTTATATGTAATCTATCTTGATCAGATGGTTCTGGACCATAAATATTAGATTTATAGTTTTCTTTACCATAAATAGATGGATGGATATCAGCACCACCTGGTAAAACTACAAAATCTTCACTTAAAAATCCATATTTCATACTGTTTCTAATATTATAAAGTCGTTATTTCTAATTAACTTGTTTTTTAACTTTTTACAAGCTTCTCTACTATATTCTGTATCATCTACTAATTTTAAATTATCGTAGTATTTATCATAATACTCATCCAATAAATTAGCATCTAATACTTTTTTTATCATTTTTATACCGTAATCCACAAACTGTGGATAGTTGTGTATACCAGCCCCTAACACTCTATATTCTATTCTATTAGATGCTTCTTGATCTTTACCTATTATTCTATGATCGCTAAGATTTCCATATAACTTTCGTCTATCTACATCTTTATCATAATACATAGATTGAAAACCTAAAAATACATCATTAAGAATCATAAATTTATGTAACTCTTCTTTTGTATATTTTTCATCCCAACCATAATGAATATGGTAACCACAACTTCTCAAATTACCTACCATAGCTGGATCTGGTCTAAACGATATATCATTCCGATATACACTATAACTTGGTTCACAACCAAAAGTCATAGCTTGTTCGTTATCTAACTCCATCATATTATATCTAGCACTAGATACTATATCTAAACTATACATTGGATCAATTTCTGCTAACCATTTATTAGTATATTCAATACAATCGTCAATTATAGATTTATACATCCAATACTCTTTCATTGGTGGTAATGTAAACTCTATCATTACATTATCTAATTGTTGAAAACATCCTTCTAAAGCTATAGGTTTAGGATCTTTTTTTGTACCTTCTACTATATTTATTAGAGATTGATATTCATTTATACCCTTTATTATACACGGAAATTCAGGATCTCCCCCTATCAAAAAATTTGATTTCATTTTACTAGTTATTTTTATAATAAATATCTTTATTACCCCATTCAATTGGAGTTTTGTTATTTTTTATGAGTATTTTATTTATATTTATAAACACATCACTACCCACAAATACTTTTTTACCAGAATATTGATCACTCATTGGGTGAACAACTTCTAAAATATTTCCACTAACTATATTTGTTTTAAACTTTTGAGCATCTCTACCCATCAATAACCAAATAATATCTGGTCTTTTTTTACTTAAACTTGTTATTAGATGCTCAGTAAATGGTTTCCATATTTTACTATGAGAACCAGATAAACCTTGCTCAACAGTTAAAGAAGCGTTTAATAATAAAACACCTTGCTCGCACCAATTAAACAATGATTTAGCTTGATAAACAGGATTACCATATATTGGAAACCCTGTTCTTTTTAATTCTTCAAATATTATTTTTAAACTAGGATTTATATATCCATTTTCTGTAGCAAATGCTACTCCACACGCTGATGGTACACACTTGTATAATCCAGGATAAGGCATTTTGTTATCACTAAGACTCTTTATTCTTAGTTTCTGTACTTTTATTTTCGAGTTATAGGTACAGTTCAGACTATATCTTCTACTTTTCAGTAGTGCTGATTTCGTGGATATATTATATTCTATAAATTATTATTTATAGTTTCAATATCTAGTCGTTAGGCATTTACTAATATATTATTATTAGATTTAGCAAGGGATTGTCCACTTCTGGATATTCCCCTTTTAACAGCATTTATACAGAACCCTCATGTAATTTATATATCATTGAAGGAATAATATAAGGTTTAATTATATTAGTAAAATTTATAACAGATTTTAGTTTTATATAAATAGAATTATAATAGGAATGATAACTTGCTTCTATATTAAATTTATCTTTTAATAATTTTATTAAAAATAAAACTTCTTCTTTTGAGAATGAGCAAGTATATATCATATATCCATGTGTAGCTTTACTACCATCATCCATAAACCAAATTGCTAACCCAAAAGAATCAATTTTAGTTATAAAATCTTTATTGATAATTTTAATATTATCTTTATAAAAAAAATTTCTATATTTACTAAATATAGGATTAGATTTACTTTTGAAAGTATAATTTTGATTTAATTTATTTTTAAATCTATTATCTATATTTTCGTAATATCTAAATTTTCCTGCTAATTTAAAATCATTTAAAAAATTATGTTTATATTGACAATACTCTTTTTGTTTTACACCATGTGCGAAAACCATGCTGGATTGTTTTGCTAATCCTGATATTTTAGATAGGTACCCATCACCTAATAATGAACCAATTATAAATTGATCCAAAATATCCGAATCTATACTTAGATATCTATTCGATTTTAAACTATAACGATTTAAATCTGAAATGACCTTTTTTACAGGTATTTTCAGCAAATCAGCAATTTCTATATTAGTTAATTTATTAGAATATAATTCTAATATATTTTCTGTTAATTTACTTTTTTTTCGTATTTTCATTGTGAATTATTTTTCACAAATATACTAAATTAATCCTAATATCCCAACTTTATTATATTAATAAATTGTTAAATATTTTAAAAATCCTGTCCCAATATAACAACTTTCGTATTATCATACTCGCACTCACTAAATGCTCTAAATACTTGATTTTTTTCAGGATATACGATTGTATTTTCATATAATACATCTAAATTATTTAACAATTCGTCTAATCTAGAATCTAATCCTGTTTCTTTTACAAAATTATTCCACGTTTTAAACTCCGGAACCATTTTTATAATTTTTAGAACCATTTGTAGCTTTAAAAAATCCAACACCAAATTCAAATAAAATCACACATAATAAATACCACCAGCTTGGTTGTATATCGTCTGGTAACATTAGTTGAACTAGTATAAACGTTTCTGTCATATACCTAATAAATTTTTAATTAAATTAGAAGAATAATTATCATATAATTCTTCCGAATGGTACTGAACGGCAGCTATTGGTAAAGTTTCATGTCGAAATGCTTCAATAAGTAAACCACCATCTTCAGTAGAGTCTTCAGAAAACAATAAAGGTTCTAAATCTTTACCTAAATTCAATAAACAAACAGCTTGATGATGATGAGAATTTACTTTAAATTCTTTAGTATGTTTTTTTACAGTATATGGTGTATCAATACCAGAATAAACGTCGTGAGCTGTAGCCCATCTACTAGATGATTGTGGATGATATATTAAATTTTGAGTCAACTTAGATCCAAAATATACTGCTAATTGTTGTCAATTTGTTATCTTACAAGTTCTTTATCTTGTAATTCTTATAGTTTCCTATAAGTTCAGACTATATCATATTCTTTATAATTTATTTACTTTTTATAACTATTATTAATATTTTTTATTATATTTGCACTTATGAATAAAAATGAACAAATAGTAAAATCGCTTCATAAAGAAGGATTAAACGATAGTCAAATTAATGCTATAAGTGGTATATATAGAAGTACTGTTGGTAAAATACGTAAAAAATTAGATTTAGAATCTAATGGTTCTAAATATGTACCATTATACAGTAAACTTAAAGAACTCTATTTGGATAATCTAACGGATTCTGAAATAGCTAAAAAATTAGATATATCAGATAAAGCTGTATTCTATATTAGAAAACAATTAGATTTAAAAACCAAATTTAAAGTTAAAAAATATTATAACTCTATTGATAAAAGAAAAGGTTACTGGTTACGTAATATTCGTAATTCAGCAATGCAAAGAAATTTAGATTATAACTTACAAATAGAAGATTTTGATTTACCAGAATTTTGTCCACTACTTGGGACAAAATTAAATTATAATGGTAAACCAAATGATCCTTATAACGCTAGTATAGATCGTATAGATAATACTAAAGGTTATATTAAAGGTAATGTTATAGTTATATCTAGAAAAGCTAACCAAATGAAAAATTCTGGTACACTTGACGAATTATTAACTTTTGCTTCTAATATCAATATTCTTGTAAATTATTATAAAGATCAAGGCGCTCTTGGAGATATTACCGACGTATTTCCAAACATAGTATTATGTAAAGAAATTTAGTCTCGATCTCTAGTCGTTGAACTTTTAAAGTTATTTCTAACTAAACTTAGCTGCTGATTGACATATACAATATATATTGTACTTAGTGTTCCAGCAATTCACCTCATTTTTAACCATAAATCACTTTATGGTGGGTCCCAACATTAGTTAAACCCTAAACATATACCGAATATAGGAGTTTTAGAATCAATATACGCTTTCAATCTATTATTCATAAAGAAATCTTTATAAACATCTGTATTAGAAGTATAAAATCCTGGTACTTCACCATAATTTGCTGGATTAACATCTAATCCACCTGGTAATAGTATCATATCTACATCTACTTTTTCTTCCCACGGTAATATAATACGTGGATTACCAAAATTACTAATAAACTCTAAATATGTTTTATTAGCACCAAAACTGTTATCACCCATAGATGATCCTGGAATACCTATTACTTTTTTTTTACTCATTATTTTGTTATTTTATTTATCCACATCTTTATAGTATTACCACTAGATGGATTTATAAAAGTTTTTACTAACAACCAGTTATTATTCTTTTCTAATACTTTCTCAAGAAATACACAAGTACCATAACCATTTGTATTTATAATTAAATCATTATGACGTTTTGCTATTTCTGTAAATAATTCTGATATAGCATCTATATGATCACTACTAAAATCACTATATCCAGTCATTCTAAAATTACCTATTTCGGATGCACCGCAACAATAAGGTAAGTCACTTATTAACATATCTATAGTAGATAAACCATTATTATAACTTATTATTAATTGATCATATTTAAATAAACTATCTATCCAACTTTTTAAATCTTTAATTTTATATTTGTTTTCCATCAACCACCTAAACTATCGTTAATAATATCTCCATTATCATCAAATGGATTTGTTAATTGTTTCATCTTTTAAATATTTATTACTGAAATATAAACTCTATTTTTAGTTCTTTTATTTACAACATCATGTATATCTTTCCAACCATTAGTTTTTAATAACTTTCTTTGGTGAGTATTTTGCTCTATATCTGTACATAGTATAGATGAGTAGTTTAATACTCTACCTATATCTTGTCTAAATTGGTTTAAAATAGTACCAATACGCATACCACGATATTTTTCAGTTACATTAACATTACAACTAACCATAAAAGCACAACAATGTGGCATCTGATATAGCTTCCATGTAGATATAACTTCTTCTTCGTATTTTACAGCATAATCGCCTAATCCTAAATTAGTTGCAACAAATACATAGTTATTCATATCAAATGGTACACCACGTTCTTTAGCATCTTCTCTAGCTTCTTCTTCTGATTTTGAGTATTTCAACTCACCTATTAGATTTTTATCTTTATAAAAAGTTATATCATTAATATCACAAGATAATATTCCTGCTAATATTTTACGATATTTATCTAATATCTCTAATGTTTTCATCTCTTTTTAATTTTTGTTTAAACAACTCTTCTAAATCTTCATAACTATATTCTACTACAAAAGCAAATGGATCTTTACATCCAGTATCTAATGGTAGATTAAAATAGTTAAGACCATATTCGTTTGTATATTCTATACATTTTTTAACTCCTGTTGCATCGTTATCATAATTTACATAAATAGTTTTAAACCTTGTTTGTAAATCATAAATATCGAAAGGAGATATAAACATATTTTCTGTATGCGGAGCTATTGCGGGATATCCAAGTTTAGACCAAACTATTATATCTTTATAACTTTTAGTAATTATTAGTATATCACCTTTTTCTGGTAATTTATCATAACCTTGTATATGACCAGCTACATTTTTACCATAAAACTTTAATCTTGGATCTTTAGCTAGTGGTCTATAACCTTTATATATTTGATTTTTTTTATCAAACATATATATAAATAACGGATCTCCAATTTTAGATTTATGCCATATAATACCATTATTTCTAATCTCACCAGAATAAATATCCCAATATTTTAAATCTTGTGCTGTAATATTTGCTTTACTCCAATATTCTAATTCCCAATCATGAAAATAATTTCTAATCTTGCAATAAGATTCGATTTCATTTGTTATAGGAGTATTTATTGTTATTTTTTTATGTTCTTTATTTAAGTATATATCGTTATATATTTTATCGTAAGCTTGAGCTATTGATATATTAAAATATTGAGCAACAAATTCTACAGCGTTTTTTGGATTATTACTAATACCAAAATCAGTCCATTTCCATTCACCATTATAAAAAGAAATTCTAAAACTAGCATTTCCTTCAGTACGAAGTGGAGATTTTATCCATTGATTATTCTCAAATTCTCCTATATAATAAATATATATATCTTCATCAGATACATAGTTATTTAAATCTTTTTTAGTGTAAATGTATATATTATTTATATCAAACATTCTATATTATATAAAAAAAGAGAGTAGCATTACACTACTCTCTAATAATCAAAAATATTTAAAATGCATACACGTTATATGTCATCAATACTAGATATTGACAATTTTGTATCATCTTCTTCTTCTGCAACACCAGTTAATCCAGCAGCTTCTATCAAATCTAATTCATAAGAAGTATATTGAAAATCTGGTTTACCATCTATCATTGGTTGTATTACACCTTTACCCCTGTATTTAGGTAATTTACTATAACCATTTTTATCCTTTACTACTTTTAAGTATACAGGATCATTGGTTTTATTAGTATTTACAACTTCACAATACTTTTCTACAAACTCATCAAATGTTTGTACTGCCGGTATTGTATTCATTGTAGCTTGACTAACTCCACAAGATGTAGCTATATGTCTAATATACCCCATATATTGCTTCATTAATCTATCATACTCTTCTTGAGCAGTCTCTGTTGTACCATCTTCTTTTAAACGATTATTATTACAGTACTCCAATTTAGGAGGTAATAATGAATCAGTTAAAAACGAAATAGTATCATCACTATCATTTATGCGTTTAAACATAAACTTTACAGCAGAAATATGCTCATTTGGTTCTACTGAATGTAAAACTACATTATCTACTGCTGTACTTACTGGAAACGGTACTGTGGTTCTTTTTTTACCACCTGTGTTATTAATATCAAACATATTTTATGTATTTAATTTTTATTTGTTATTTGTTATTTCTACTTTTTTGTTTTTAATAGCAGTTAAGTAATCTGCATTTTTATGTAAATTTATATAACTAGAATGAACAGCTTGTAAGCTATCCAAATCTGTTGTTGTTCGAATTATATCTAAAGCATCATCTAACTCACTTCTACCTTTAGAAGCCCAATCTCTAAGAATACCACCAGTATCTTCTGATATAAGAAACTCTGGTACATCTGTAAATAACCCTGTTCTATCTTTAGATGAAGTCGCTAAATGATTATCATTAGTAATCTCAAACACTAAATCCATTTCGTAACTAAAACCATCTCTTGTAACTTCTTGTAAACCCATTTTTTGTACAGTATTTTTACCGTTAGATCCAGTAACAATAGCAAACTCTTCTTTTCTTCTAACAGTACAAAATACATGACAACTTGATGTTAATATCGCATCAATGAAACGATTATGTCTTGGAGTTACACTACCCCAATTCTGAAATGTACCACCTAATCTAGAATGTATTTCTAAACAACCCGTTTAGATTCTTATTATTTCTAATAAGCTTAGACTATATCTTATTTATTATTAAGCATGTATTTACTATTATAAATATAATTAATATTATTAATTGTATTAACAATACAATAAATACCAGAAACTGGTGAAACGGATCTCCAGTTACTTAATATAAATTGCTCCGTTTCGGGAATACTATTTAGTATTTTATCCCTACTCCCCATCACAGGGATAGTCGTTGAACTTTCACCATTTAAGGCGCTTAGCTGCTGATTGTCCATTTTATAAATATTTTTTGCAAATATACAATAAATATTTAAATATATATATTATTTTCAAACTTTCACGCTTATTTTTTCAAATTACGTTGTAGTTAACATATCTTTAGGAGTTTCCAGCAATTAGAAGCATAAAGGCAGTTGTTATTTACCTTCTCCGCTCCATTCATGTGTGATACTATCTATTATAATTACATCCATTTCAGCTTTTTCTGCTGTATGGATAGCTTCAATATATCTTTCTGGAGTATACGGCGCTGTTAAACTTATAGTATTAAACTCACCCATATCCGAATATAAAGAAGCAGAATCTCTCTCTGTGTCTATTACACAAATCTTAGACCAATCTCCACATAACCCATATGCTGTTTTTAAAGCACTATAGGTTTTACCACTACCTGCTGATGCAGAAAATAGTATTCTCAATTTTTTAGCTTTCTTGGAAGCTTTCTTTAAAACAAAACTCATACTCTATATTTAAATTTTTTATATTTTATTAATCATAAATCGAACTTTTGATTAGATCATCTAACCAAATAGTTCCCGAATTAGGAACTTTTAACAATACACAGGCGTATTCACGAGCGTTTAATTTACGATTATAATCAAAAGATTGATCTTCGTTTATTAATCCTGTTTTAGTTGTATAAACAATACTCTGATCATTTATTTTGATAGTGTATTTAGCAGATGGATCATCAACTACTACATTAAGCTGATCAAGATGATCTTTATCTATTTTGTAGATAAAAAATCCATTCATATCATAATAATAACTACCATTAACCACATCATGATTCTGAGGTACTACTATATATAAAGGATCGCTTTCTATAGCCATCAATCTATTACCAAATACTTTAATAGTATTTGTAGGTTTATGTAATATACAAACACTACAATTTGGTGAATCTATATCTAATCTATCTTTTATATATTTTTTTGTTTCTTGGGTTTTCAATATAAAGAACCCAGGTTTTATATTTGACATATTTTATATTTTAATATTCTACATTTTTTCTTTTAAGAGGTATTATAGTATTTACTTCTAACTTATTAATAAACTCTTGGATAGACTCTCCAACATCTCTCCCTTTGATAATATGAGCATAAAGTATACGTTCTTCTTTACCGTTTACTACATGAGTAAGCGGTCTTCCATTATATTCTGTACCTTTACCATTAGATTTTAAATATTTATATGGACTATTTAATACTAACATTACATCACATATATGATACAACTGTCTACCAAAATAAATATCTGTATATAAAGGATACATAAGTTCACTTTTATGTAATCTTTCTGGTTTTAGCATGGAATCGTTTAATTGAGATAATATTAAACTTGTAACACAAGCTTTGTTATTACCATTTTTATCACCATTCGCATTAGAATAACGTTTTTTAATTATATTTAGTTTATTAACTAAGTTATTAATTGCTTTATGCTCATCATCTCCATCGACTAATAAAGTATGGTCTAAACACATTAATACTTCTTTACCGTATCCAGGTTGACCTTCTGAACAAAATAAACAAATATAGTTATATATTTCTTCATCTGATCCACCATATTCGTAATAATATATCGGAAGTTTGGATAATGCTTCCAATTGTGATTGATCTATATCTATATCAGCAGCTTTGAGATATAAATCTTTAACTTTAATATTATTAGCTGCTGAAATAATTCTACTAATCAATGATCTAACAGGCATTTCTAAAGTAAAAAACAAAACTACAGTATTCGGATTTGCTATTGGTGCATGCATTATTATATTATTTAATAATGTAGTTTTACCACTACCAGAGTGTCCAGCTATACAACATACAGTATTTTTTGGAATACCATCTAGCATAGCTTCGTTAAGATTCGAATACGGTGTTTTTATACCGGGTACATACCCATCTTTTAGTTTAGATATATAATTATTGTATTGATCAATACCTTTTGTTACTGAGATCATATCATTAGTAACACTATTTGCTTTAAAAGAGTTTTTTTTTACAAAATCCATTTTTATGTTATATGTTATTTAATTTTTATATTTTATATTTTTATTTTTTATACTTCGTATATTACACCATCTAAAAATATAGATTCTGAACTAGAAGAAACAGATACAGAAGATCTTCTTTGTTCTTCTTTTTTTAATTCTATAATTGTATTGTGTAATCTACTATCAAAAACTCTCGATCTATCATATTTATATATAAAATTAATAAGATCTCCCTGATAAGGGTATTGTTTTGATCTACACCAGTATATAGCAGCTTCTATTACATCTTCTGCTGTATAGTTATGTAAGAATTTTTTATAAGCTACTTTTAACCTACTTTGTAAAGCGTTGCTACTACATCTATTACCTTCTGGAAAGGTTTCTAATAAATTTTTTAAGAACTGTTTATCTTCATAAAATTTTTGTTTATTTGTTATACCTAATTTACTTGCTGTTTCATCTGTTAATATGAGATTATCAAAAGATAACTCATTATCAAAATCAATTTCTGCAAAACCATGTGCTACGAGCGATGCTATAACAGATGGTTCTACCATTCTTGCTAAAGATGCTATTTGATCGTTTGTATAATCATTCATATAATTGTCCTACTTTAAACTTTTTAGGGTTTTCACCAGAAATACCGATGATAATGTTCTGTATATCTACAGTTATTACTGTATCTAATCTATTCTTTCTTAAATATACTCCATTGATTATTTCGTACTCAACTGAAGTTTTCTTTTTCTTACTGTTATTTTTTAATTCTCTTTGTTTAACAGTAGATTCTCTAATTTTTATATCTTTTCTAGGCATGTTTTATATTAAATCTTGTAATGCGGTTTCTATCCAAACTTTCTGTATTGTATTTTTACTCAACAATACATCTAACTCTGCTGTGTAATTCTCTCTATATAATATACCACGTAAAAGTTTTTGCTGTACCATATCATTAGAACTATTAATATCTGCTAATAAGCATCTATCTAAGTTTTCATAATTTTCACCAGCACCACCTTTATTTACAAGTACTAAATGATTAATTTTACCTTTTTTAAAATCATTAAAGTATTTATCATCGCTAGTACCGTGATAAAAATATTTTGAAATCTGTTCGGCCATTTCACGAGTATTAACAAATACTAATACTCTTTGATCTTTATATTGTTCTAAATAATTCTTAATAAATCTTATTTTAGATTTTAACGTATTTAAAAATCTAAGTCGGGTAAGCGCTAATAACATTTTTCTATTGGAGTTTGTTTCAGAATCTATTCGCAAAGATAAAGAATTATAATTTTTAACTTCGCTTGTGTAGAATGATTTTTTAACTCCTGTAACTTTATCTTTGTATTCTACTAAAATATCCAAATCAGTAGATAAAGGTAATAATATATAATTAACATTAAAGGGAGCAACATCTTTCGCATTAACTGCATCTTGTGTAGTATATTTATATACTAATTCTAATTTTAACGCATTAAAAATTATATCTCTCTTTGTACGATTATTTGGAATAGTACCTGTCATACCAACAATTTTTTTATAAGACATTGTTGATACTATATCAAATCTATTCTTATTTAACATTTGTATCTCATCCAATATTACAATATCCCAATCAGTATTGGAATATTTTTTTAAACTATTATAACAAATAGCGTGAATATTTAACTTAAACCCCCATTTTTTAATTTCATTTGGTAATCCTACGTCTCTAATTTCAGTATTTGGTACTAACCACAATACTCTTCTATATTTATTTTTATTAATAAAATGTAAAAGAGCTAAGGTTTTACCGGATCTTACGGATTTCTGTATTAAACATTTATCACAACTATCTAAAATAGATTGTAACTCATCTTGAGATGTTGTGAGTGTATATTTCATTTTTTAAATGTTGGTTTTTTGTATATTCTTGATTTAAGTGGTACTACCAATAACAAATATACTATAACTATTGGTAACACCATTGTTGCAAATATAATACTAATAATATTCATGACCTAATGTTTTAATTATTAATTTTCTTTTTCTTATCTTTTTTATATCTCTTTTATTTGTTGCTGTTTTAGGATTAAAAAAGTATAAAATATCACACTCTCTTAAGCGGTCTTCTAATAAACAACTAGCAATTTGTAGATCATGTTGTGTAAAAGTATCAGATATAACATATTGATTTTTTTGATAAATAACATCTATAATAGATGACGGAAACTCTACATTGTTCATACGATTTAATATAGAGCTTCCTATCGCTATTTTATCAATATCTGGTGTACCATTACCTTCTGCGTGTAAAACTCTCGCTATAAGCTCTGAATTGTGTTTTAGAGCATATTCTGTTAATAATTCACTATGTATTATCTGCTCTTGTTTTTTAACATCCTTATAAGCAAAATATATAAGAAGAATTAAAATTATAGCACCAGTTATTGTTAAATATTTCATATTTTTACTGTTAATTTTTCATCAACGTATATACATACTTTGACAAATTTATTTAATAAATAATTTATACCATTACAAGGTGGTACTATAATATAATTATAAAACACCTGAGACCAAAAACCTATATAATAATATTTAAACTTATCATATTTTGTTTTTAATAATGATAAATGTTCAATATATTTTTGTTCTTCACCATTTTCTCTATAATAGCGATCATCTGTTACATACTTTTTTACATACTTTTCAAAATATCTTTTTTCATTATTATAAGGTCTATAAAACTCTTCGTAAATATATACATTACTAGATACAGTAACACCCATAAAAACTACAGAAATTAAAACGTAAAAAAATATAGGAAAATAACTCCATAACATAAATAAAACATATAAGAGGATTGGTATTAATATAAACCATCTACCTTTAATTTCTTTTTTATCAGACATATTCGTTGTTTTTAGGTATTTCTAAAAAATTAGCTTCTATATGTTGATTACCAGAGTTTAGTAAGTTACCTTTAGATAAATAATTACCTATCAGTTCTAAATTATCTAATCGTTCTGTTAATTGTTTATTAGATATATTACCCATGCTAGTTTCCATTATTAGATTATTTACTGCACCAGATAATAAATCTTGTTTACGTTTTAACTCATCTTGTTCTTTTTCCATATCTGATCGAAAATCTATACTAACATATTCTTGAGAGCCATATGATGCAAACTCCATAATATAATAGAAAAAGAAACCATTCAAAAGTAAAAACAAAAACATCTTAAAATCACTATCGAAAGCTGGATATATTACATAATCGATAGCTAATACAGCTAGAAAACCTAATAGTTTTCTACCATATATACCAGAAAACAAATTAAAATTTTTCATCTAAATAATTGTTAATTATAGGAAGAAGTTCCAAAAAAAAGTACATAATAAAATATATCGCAGAGCACGAATCAATTACATAAGTAAATATAGCTCTTGTATGTTGTAATTCGGTAGTAGTAGTTAATGAATAATCTATACCTGTAAAAAATGTTATATAATTTGTATATATCAGACATACAGTAAAAATTAATAACCAAAATTTCTGACTACCTCTCATTAGTATTTAATATTTAAGGTTAACTTATCATTTATATACTTAAAACCTTCGTTTACTGCAAATAGAATAACTCCTGGTATAAATAGAAAAACTACAAATACAAACGGCATGTCATCTTTTATATGTTTTGTCCAAATATTTATAATATATTCTATTATTGCTAATACTACAAACATACTTATTATTACTAGAGATGCATTAAATAAACGTTCCCAAAAACCTGGTGGTGCTTCTCTTAATCCTTCTGAAGTACAATAACATAACGACATATCATTAAATACATCTATACTTTGTATTATAAACCAATATATAATATATATTATAAATGGTACCATAAGTACTACTATACCTGGTATTTTAACTGTTTTCATTTTATTTAATTGTTAAATATTTATCTAAAAATTTATTAATAATATGTATAATAAAAAATATTAAATATCCAAACCATAATAATAATAATGGATATTGTATTATTTCATCGTTACTATATTCATAATTAGTTAAGTTTTTACCATGTGTAATATCATAATAAGGCCATATTAAAAAACTACTAAATCCAATTGTAATATAATATACTTTTGCTGGAATTTTTTCTAAATAAGGGAAACTATATGTTAATATTATATATAATCCATATAGTATTACAGGAATCCAAAAAAACCATCTACCTTTCATCTTTATTTAAATTTATTGTTATAAGCTAAATAATTAGCATAAATTATAAGTACTAAATATAATAAGTGACTACCTTTAAGATTCATATTCAATTTTTATTGGTAAATTAATAGGATTATGATGTAGATCAACAATACTAGCATTAATAAATGTAGTATCACCAATTAATCTATATCCATAATTAAAAATATTTTCTTCATCGTGTAAATGTCCAAATATATGATAATTTGGTTTTACTCTACCTAATACGTGATTAAGTAAAGATTTACACCCAACTTGTTCAGTAAGAGTATTATTAACATGTGTAAGATCTAGTATACCCTTTGGTGGACCATGTGTAATAAGAATATCCGTATTATCCGGTATTTCATCCCAATATGTATTTATTTTATGTCTAGGTACATTATAAGCCCATCCTGTACCAAAAGTAGGAGTATATGGAGATCCAAATATTCTTATTTTATTAATTACAACTAATTCGTGTATTAATCTATAAATATTGTTATACTCATATATATCTTTATAAATACCATGTTCACTAGTATTATGGTTACCTGGAACATATATTTTGTATTTAAATGGTAATTCAGCATACCAATCTATAAATTCTAATTGAGCATTGTGATTAAGTACGGGAGATTTTGAATTAGCAGTATCTCCAGCACATATAATCATATCTACACCATCTATGAACTCAGGATCATATAAGAATTGATCTAACCACTTATGTTGCTCATGGGTATCAGATATCGCTATTATTTTCATTTCGTATTGTAAACATTTTTAAATTATTTCTTGATTTTCAATTTTATTAACAATTTTATAAGCTTGTGATATATACCAATCTTTGTTTAGATTAGGATATCTCTCTTTTATCTTTTCAACTTTAATTCCTTTTTTGTAATCAAATATTTCTTCTTTTGGTATATTTAAAGCTAATGTAACTGGTGTATTAGCTTCTATAGCATCTATACCATCTTGTTTTTTACCTTTAGTCCAAAATTTAGATATTGTTTGATTACCACCAGCATAGTATCGTAAAAATCTATGATTCATCAATTCTGATTTAGCTACTTTAAGATCGGGATTATAAGTAGTTAATAACCAAGAATAACTACCAGATCCTTTTACTCCATAACAAAAATCATAAATATTATTATGATTGTTTATTGTATCTTCTATAGGAGTACCATTTTTAAAATATTCTTGTAATGCTTGTGGTATAATAGAAGCAGAAGAATCTTTATGATATGCTCCTGATTTTATTAAATCAGCATGAGTTTCAAATACCCCTTTGGTTTTGATATCTCCAGATTCTGTGATTGCTAAATAATTGTTTATGTCCCGAATTACATATTTTCGGTAAACATTAGTTTCATATGGTATTTTACATATATTAGTTATTTCTTCAAATATAGAATTTAATAATTCTACATCTTTTCGTTCTACTAATATTTCTATACCATCAGTATTTTTAGATAAAATCGTTGCAGTGGGAATTCTTGTATATATTTTATCTGCTAGCATACAAATGGTTAATATGCCATTTATAGTAGTAAATAAAGTAAATTTTGTATCGTATAATGCTGAATATTCAGAATTAGATAGGCCAAAAATTAAATTTATAAGAATCTTTGTGCTATAATTCAATAAATATTGAGTTTTTTTATCGTACGTTTTTCTTTTTTCGTACAATCCCTCTAATAAATTACAATATATTTCTGAAGGTATATGCTTTGGAGATACCTTATTTTTAAATTGTAAATGCGGATAATAACTTACACTTTTTGTTATCTACTATTACTAGTAGTGTCGGACTATTTCTTAATTTTACGCCAAATAAATCCATATATAGTTGGTTTATATCCATTGCATACTGCATAGATATTTTGCCATTTCCAACTAGGATTTTGTTGTAGAATATCTTCTACTGAGTTCCATATTTTTATAAGATTCATATTTTTATCATATTGATAAAAACAATTCATCTTTTGTTTAGCTTTACTAACATTATCACTCATTATGAGTTTAACATTAGGGTTATCTCTCCAGAATATTTTAGATCTATTACCTATTTTAGTAGCTCTACTGGGATTATTTTTATAACTTTCTAGTTGGGATTTAGACATTAGTTTTTTAGTTTCGTCACTAACTATATTAGATTCATCACTATTATCCGATCTTAAATTATATCCACAACGTCTATCTAAAGACGTATAATAATTCATCCAATATAACTCTCTATTTTTCAATAAATCTTCATCTCTATCTAAAACTTCAATAACTACTGTTTTAAAATTATCAGCTCCATATTTATACCAAGAATTTATTAAATGTCTATTTTCATCTTTACTTTTAGATTTTAGAGTAGATCTATGATGAACTAATCTTTTATATATATTATAAGATCTTCCTATATAAATTTTATTATTTATAATATTTATAATACCATATATCCCACATACGTTATATGTTTCTTTTCTATTTATAATCATATTTTATATTTTAACTAACGGCAAAGATAGTTAAAATATTTAATATTGCGTAAAATTTTGGACGCTTTTTCATTATAGTTTATGTATTATACTATAACTACTTCCTGTTATTAAGATATATCGCTATATCTCAGGTAGTCTCTGCACCTTCTCTCTCTGAGAGCTTGGCTCAAGATTATCCTAACTATAAAATTAGGGTTTCCTTGAATTCATCCAATAGTTTTAGTTCTACTCTGTTATGTTAAAGTCGAACGTTATGATTACAAATTTTTCATTACTTTCGTATATACCCGATTCTACTGCCGAGTGGATCCCTCCAGATCCTATTTGTGTTGTTAATCCTTTATATGTAATAGATTTAGATACTGAATTTTTCAAACTTATAAGTTTTTTATCTGAATTGATATTACTTTTTAAAGTAGGTATCAAGGTTGTAGACTTATAAAATTCTAAAATCTCATTATATATAGGTAAATTAAATTTAATATACGGTAATATTATATCTTTAATATCTATTTTATCATAATAAGTTCTTAGTTTTGAAAAATCTCTAGTATCAATACTCATAGCTTGTGATAAATATTTATAAAAATATTTCTTACCCATATCTGGTTCTGGAGAATTTAATATATCAATCTTATGAAGATTACCAAACTCTATTCTAAGCTTAATTAGTTCTTTTGTTATATTAAATACATCTCTAGTTACTTCTACGTCATATTTACAATATTTAATAACTTCATTAACTTGTGCTAGTGTTTTTATTTCGTCATTAAAATGATACGGTAAATCTTTTATACTTTTTTTTCTAAGTATAAACTCTAAAGCTTTTAAACTCGTAGTTTTTGCTCCGCGTGGTCCATAATTATTTACTAACATGAGATCTATTGTTTTATTACACAATTTATCTTCTCTATAAATAGGCCACTCACTATTTATTAACTCATCATTAAACTCTTTTATTTCTTTTGCTGTAGATAATCCTGCTTTAACTATTCTAGTTAAAATATTCATATCATAACCTAAAGAGTTATAACCAATAAAATAAGTATTTTCGTTATCTTTTAGATATTGTCGTAAATCTCTTATTTGATTGATATCATTCCACACTGTAAATACTGTATGTTTATTTTCTTTTGGATCATAAAATACAGCAACAAACAAATTTACATAAACTTCCAAATCGAACAGGACTAATTTCATATATTTTATTTTAAAATTTTATATTATATTTATCAATATTTAAATAATTATTGATTTTAAATCTTTTATTATTAATTCTTCCACAACTTCCCAGCAATCTATATATAAACCATGATCAAGTAAACCAATAATTGTTGGATCAGTTATTTCTATATAACCCACAACAAAATTTAAATTACTTAAATTAGCATTTTCTATACCTATAGTCATTAATATATTTGCGTTATTACTATTTTTACTATCAACTACAGATACCCAAATACCAAAAAATATGTTAGTATTATACCAATAACTCATTATTACTTATATTATTTATATCTTCTATTATTAACTTATTAAGTGTTTCTTTTAGTTGTAAATGCATATTATGATTTATAATATTAATAATAGTAGTATTTTTTATTTGTATATGTTTTATCATAGGATTTAAATTAATTAGATCATTTACATCAACATAACAATGAAAATAAGATCTTTTAGATTTGTATATACTTTTTTTTTTATTTACTATTGCTATTACTATTATACCCTTAATTGTTTTTTGAATTTCGTAAAACATCTTCAAATCGATTTAATATGTTTTTATCGTTTAAATCTTCAACAACTATAGCTCTAAAACTAATATATAGCTCTTTATGTATTTTATGATTTAACATATTTATTATGGTATTATTTTTTATTTCTATTAGTGGAGAATTTGTATTTTCAAAAATAGTACTTATTATTTTATTATATACTTTAGATATTTCTTTTTTGCTTACTATACTATGATGAAGATAAATATTTGTTTTATCTGTAATAGTTATATAAGCTCTTTTTGACCGATCATCTCTATTTAATCTATAATAATATTTAATGTTCATATTTTATAATTATTGAGTGTTTTGCATACATTATTCTTTTAAACTCTTCTTTAATCAACATAGTAAATATCTCTTTATTAGATTTATATCTATCATTTCGTATCATTGATAAAACTATATCATTATTTATTCTATGTGGTTTCTTATAATATACAGATTTTTCTGGTGCTTTAAAATCAAGATAAATTACTCCACTATAAAGATTGCGATGACCTTTTTTGTTTGTAATAATTAATGTATTAGATCCCGCATAATTACTTAGTTTATAATAGTATTTAGGCATTTTCAATATTTAATTTTTTAAAAAGTTTATCAATATCTTCTTTAACAATTATATCAAATATATCTCTATTACTTATATGTTGTTTATTATGAATCATTTTTAATATTATTTCATTTGTTACCGGATAAAATCTATTAGCAAGAACTTCTTCATCTTTTAGTACTTTATTTTTAAAATTATAAGTTTTATAACTTATAACTGAATAAGGTTTATCTGGATTTTTGATATTTTGTAAATCTATAAAAATTGTTTTAGTATTATTAATAATAACTGATGAAAATATCAATCTGTAACCTATTTCATTATTCATCTTAATATAATATTTTATTTATATGATACTCTAATATAATCATACCAAACTCCGTTTTCTAATATAAAATTACCAATATCTTCTTTTAATAATATAGTAAATATTTCTTTACAGTTTAAATACCTACCTGTTTTAATCATATCTATAATTAAATCATTAGTTATTTTATGTTTAGTATTATTTAAATAATCTATATTAGTAGCTTTACAACCATCTACAATAATAAATATTGCAGGTTTAAAAACAGTACATATTTTATTTTCATTTATTTTATATTCTTTTATACTAATACAAGCTTCTATATTAGTATCAAAACCTTTACGTAGTGTTATTTGATAAATCATTACTTGTACGTTCTATTATTTTTTTAATTTCATTATTTACATCTTCGTTTACTATAATGTCAAATAATTCTTCATTTGCATCGTAATGTTTAGAATCTATAATATTTAAAACTACTGGGTTTGTAATTTCTATATTTAAACCACCTAAATACTTTAACTGTAATAATTGTTTATAATAAGATGTTTCATCTATATCGAATCTATAGATACCATTCCAATGTAGACTACCTTTTTTTTCAATTATTTTTACTCTAATAGTATCAAAAGAGCTTTTAATACCTGGTGTAATTATTACATAATATAGTTTACTCTCTTCCATACATTGTTTTTTTATAGTAAGCTATTTTTACTTTTGTAGTAAAACCTACTTGTGTACCAGTAATAAATTTAACAACCCATGTTTGATGTGAGTATATTACAGATACTTTTTCTTTTTTTCGTTTCTTATTTTCGGATCCTATTTCTATAAATTCATACTCTTTTTGATCTTCTGGTATTTCTGAGTTTATATCTCTATATAATAAGATAGCATCACCCCTATATGATTTTTGATTATTCCAACTTAACCAAATAGGGATAATGCTACCTTCTTTTAAATGTTTTTTGTGAATCTTGTGCTGCATATTATTTTTTATGCAAAAATACAAGATTTATACTAATAATCATAATTTATATAAATAAAATAATCTTTTATATCTTCTTTTATTAATATTTGAAATAGTTCAATATTTGATTGAGCATGTCCTGATTCTATCATATTAATAACACTAGAAGATTGAACTGGTATTTTAGTATCTGATACACTAATAAATTTATCCCAAAAGGTTAACATAAATATATGTTCTCCATCTTTTGATATATATCCTTTAGAATTATTATTGTTTTTAGCAAATTCGTAAAAATATATAGGTTTTTTTATAACTTCATCATTTAATTTATCTATTGCTATTATAACTATAAAAACAAAAAATAAAAAAATAAACAAAAAACCAAAACTATGCATAAATACTTCATTAGTCATAATACTGATATTTTGTAACCATATCGGGAAAAATATAACTATCAAAATCTTCTTTAATTAAGATATTAAATAATTCTTTATTGTTTAAATAATGACCAGATTTTAACATACTTAAAATAACTTTATCTTTAATATATATTTTATTATCTGGTAATATTTTATAAACACTACTATATGTTATCAGTATTGCATATTTAACTTCTAAATCACTAGATTTGATTGCCAGCTTTATTACAGTATCATTATGTATAACATAATTATAATAATATAAACCAGTATTAACTATATATGGTTCTTCAGTCATTTTACTGTGTAATATATATAAACTACAAATAGTAGCAACAATACTTACAATAGCTACAAACGCTTCCATGTTATATTTTTACTATTTTTATTAAAATAATCATTAATCATTATCTTAAATATATCAGAAGATGTTTCATATCTTTCTTCTTTAATCATTTTAAGAATTAATTTATCTTTTAATTTTAATTTACATATTTCAGTTATATCTGTATGACTAGTAGGTGATATTTCGTCATATATACTACAAATAGGATGAATACTATCATTATATTTCATTTTAACATGAATATTAAACAACTCAATAGAATTAACAATATCACTATATTTATATATTGTTAAATAGTAGTAAACATTATTTTCTAAATAATATAATCTTATTTGATCTATTAATAAAGGTATTATTGCACCAAGAATGAAAAAACCAATAGACTCATCTAACACGTTTGGTATATTTTCTTTTTGGTTTTATAGTTGTTTCTACAACTTCTACATCTGATTCCACAATTGGTTCATTTACCTTTACACTTTCAAAGATAGGATCAAAAAATACATTAGGGGTATCTTTGTTTATTTTATTATTTAATCTTTCATTTTGTTTATAAGTACTATTTGTAATTATAAAATTAAATAAAAACGCCAAAACCATAACACCTGCTATAAATAAAAGAGCTAACATAATTATTATTTTAATAGATTTAAAAAAATGTAGAGATAGCATTATACTATCTCTACGTATACTAATGATTGAAAAACATTATTGTTTTTGTAAAAGTATATTTGTTCCAGATCCAAATACGTTTCCAGAACCATATTTACTTATACCTTTTCTCGCCCATTCTAATTCTATTTCTAATTCTTTTAGTTTTAGATTAGCTGGTGTTGATAATAGAGTTGCTGATTTAGCATCAAATTGAGCAGCTTCGTATTTACCTTTAGCTTCTGCTACAAGAGCATTACCAAGATTAAGCTTTTCTTCTTCCATTTTAGATGCTAACTTATTTTTCTCTACTTGTTCAGCTGTTTTTTCTGCTTGTTGTGAGATGGTACCCGGTAAATCTACATCTGTAATTTGTACTCTTGCAAAGGATAGATAGAAATTTGGTAATTCTTCAGATAAAATTTTACCAAGCTTTTCTTCTGCTTCTGCTCGTTTACTAAGATTCAGATCTACTGCTGTATATTGAGGTATAACTTCTTTAGCTGCTGATTTTATTGTTTTTTCTAATTTAGCTTCTACATCAGTAATTTTACTATGTAATAAATTTACTTTATCAGGAGTATAATTAAAATCTACAGATATTTCAACATTTGTAAGCATAGAGTTTAAATCATTAAACTCAAATTTTGATATAGTTGTTTTTTCTCTACAATCGTACTCTACCAAATCATCAAACATCCAATGTAACCCACCGTGGAATCCTTCTGGATAAATAGTTGTCATATTTGTTTCACCACCCCAACTCACTTCTACACCCTTATGTCCAGGCGATACGCTTTCGCATGATCCCAAACTAAATACTAATAAAATAGATAAATAACTAAAAAACTTTTTCAATTTTTAATGTTTTAAATGTGTTAAATAAAATCTTCATGATCGTTTTTATAGAGTCGATCAATACTCTCTTTTGAACCATCATCTGGTACTGTTCGATTAAAATATCGATATGTTACCCAAAATAAATAAATAACAATGCTAGGCGTTATTATATACAAAAATAGTTTCATTTCTTATTTTTTTCTTGTACATATTAAAGAACCCTTAGCATGAGCATCTTCTGCAAAATCAGATGCTAACTCAACAAATACGGTAGTATTGAAATTGCTACCTACGTCAATAGTTCTACAATATTTACCAGCATTAAACCTGCCGGTAGCTATTGCGTTACCAATTTTGCGAACAAAATTGTCCTTTCTAGAACATCTCGACGCTGAGAGTAATAGTTTTCCATCTACTACATCTCCTACAACCGTTACTCGATTGCTTTTGTGTTTACTGTGAAGTACTAACATAAATTAAATTAAATTTTATTCTTTATTCGCAATAAAAGAAGAGTTACTATTTCTAGTAACCCTTCACTCTCAAAATTACGAACACATTTCTCGTACTAAGTCATACCGATTGGACTGGTACAAACTTTTTAATGGAGTATATATATCGATAATATCCATATCAGATATTTTTGTAAATACCTGATTTATTGTACTCATATTATAAGTACAAATATGAATAACATTTTCGATATTATCGAAATATCCAGATTTATTTACAGAATCTCCAAGCTTTGGTACATCCCATAATACTATTACACCATCCCAGCTAAACCACTGTCTCATTTTCATCTGAAAATCAGCCATACTAGCTGCTGCGGAGTGAGAGTTGTTTAAATCACCATCAGATATTACAAGCATAACTTGATAATCGCTGACTTGCTCTCTTCTATGTGCTTTTTCTACTTCACTAGTAGAAGAATCTACCCATTTACGAATATTTTCAGCTATCCCTGTAAAGTTAGTTGAACCCATACTAGCATTAACAAATGCTCCAACACTATTAAAGTTAGTTTGGAAATCTGCTTCTCTATCTACTAATTTACTTACTACTACTGATTGTTTACCCATAAATCTATTATTAGATGTTAGAGCTGTACTTTGATCTGTAATACAATCAGTTGCTGTACCAAATCTAAATAGTAAGTTATCCATTTTGTTTGGATTCTTTAATAAAGCAAGAGTTGTTAACAATCTAGCAATCTGCATAGGTCTACCATTCATGGAACCACTACAGTCTACTATTGGTAGTAATGGTACATTAAACTCTACTTTGTCGAGTATTGCTTGTATTGTAACATCTGTGGCTTTACCTTGTAGAAATTGCTCAAGATAACTAAACAAAGAAGTAGCACCAACGGTTACTTTAGCATCTTTAGTAACTTTAGCTAATTGAGCTTTCTCATTGTCAGATAAACCAACAGTAGATGCTTTAGCTTCTAGAATACGTTTTTCTTGTTGTAGTTTAAGTTTAGATTTCTCCCAATCTAAAAACCATTTAGACAACTTGGTCCATTTAGTTTTTGGTTTATCATCACCATCTAACAATCTACGTCTAACTCTATATCTAGCACCACTTGGTAGCGTGTTTATCCAATTTACAAACTGTTCTTTATCAAACTCAGCAATTTTACCAGTGGAAAACAATACAAACTCTAAATTTTGATTATATTGTTTTTGCCATTCTTTATACCCAACAAATGCGGTATAATTTTCTTTTACATCAACTAACCACTCCATCTCTTTCGATAAATCTAATACTAATCTATGATAGCATTTCATTTTATCTTTGGTTCGATTCTGAAGTTGTCTTTTACCTGTAACTGTGCCGTCTTTTTTTTTAGCTATTCTAGCACTAGATCGTGGTATATGTACAAATTTTGCTACTTGATGTTTCATAAAAGGGTTGTTACCCCTAATATATTTAGCAAGTAATTTTATCAATCCAGTATATGCAATAGGGTTATTTTGAATTATATTTAACAATCCCCATACACCAGTAATAGATTTCTTATTAGTTTTTATTTGAAGAGTTACTAACTCTCTTAAACCAACATATTCTACTATTAAAGGCAAAAATTTTACAAATGTTTTAGGTTCAGCATTAATTAACCAACTCACATACTCTATCCATTGTGGATTAGCAGCATTACCACCAGCATCTACTTTAGATTTAAATATGTTATGTTGTCGATTAGTAATATCACCTAAACTGAAACATATAATATGAAACAATTGTATAAACATATTGTTATCCCCTGCTTCTCTTCTAGCAGCATCTAAATATTTAACAATTGATCCTTTTACGCCATTTTGAAATAGCGCAAATAAACTTTTTAACCCATAGAATGGGTTTTCATAAACTAACTTTTTCATTTTTGTTTTTTTTGTTTTAAGTTAATTATAATTAAAATGCAAATTTTGATGTTGCACCATTAAATACGTATATCTTCTCTAAAGATAATTTATAGACTTCGTTTTTAATATCTTTAATTAAATTATCGATAACAAATACAGTATCATCTTCAGTTACACCTTTATCTTTAGCATTAATATACTCTGTTATTTCACTTATTAATCTTTCGGAATCAATAGTTACTTTAGTATCAACACTTATTTCTCTTTTTAGTGATTCACATAAAGCTTCTGATGGGTAATAATAAAATATCCTATCATTATCATCACTAAATCGTATAGCATTAGAAGATACACTTGGTAATCTCATTGATTCATAATACGGTTTAGAATTTTTTGTTAACGAGTAATAATATTTATAATTTTCTTCTTGTATATTTAAACAATTCGAATATTTTATAAAATTATTAATTCCGTGTATTTTTATTACACCAACAATACTATTACATATATCATATGATAAATTTTTTATTTTACTTAAGTAATTTAATAATTCTTTTTTCATAGATATTTCTATAATACTAGAAATAAATTCTAAACCTTCTTCTGGTAATAATCTATCGAATTTAAAATCAAATATAAATCTACCAGGTCTATTAAAAAAGTAATTACTTAATTTACTTTTATCGTTAAAACTACAAATCGTAATTACTTTTTTACCAAAATCTATTCCATCTAAAAATGTTAATAACGTATTAGATGAGTCTTCTTTTGCATATAATTTTTCAAACTCATCGAAAAATACAATAACATCAGAATTTATTCTATTAATAATATCTATAATAGTATTACCAGATAATGCTTCATCTATAAATATTGTTGGTATTTTAGATTCAATAATAAAATTTTTAATGGTTTGAGTTTTACCCATACCACTTAAACCTGAGAACAATGCACCAAAACTATTTGATTTATTAGTGTGTTCTAATAATAAATTAACATATTCGTTAGATATACCAAACATTTTTTTATATTCGTAATTTGGTAATTTACTTAAATATGTACCAGTCATTGTTTGTACAATTTTGTAAATACCTAGTGGTAAACTATCAATGGTTTCACCACTATTAAAATGAACTTCATTATTACTTTTAATCATTATTAAAATTTTATATTAAAAAAAATATACTATAAGAATCTATCCGTAGCGGATTGACTCGGATTCGAACCGAGAGTAACCATTTGTTATTTATTATGAGTATATTAAGGTAAAGCAGATGGGACTCGAACCCACGACCACGGCTTTATCAGTGCTGTTAAATTATTATAAGTAGATATTCTACTATACGTGCTCTACCAGCTGAGCTACTGCTTTATTAAAATACACTATTATTAGTCTAACCAATTGACGTACTATCCATGCGGATTGTATAGGACTTGAACCTATCTTGCTCGAAAGCTATTAGTTATTATAAGTGTATTATTTGTATCTTTGTCAGATGCGAGGGGAGTACAGGATTCGAACCTGTGTTACGAGCACCCAAAGCTATTTTAAAGTATTATAAGTACGTAAACATACTGTATATACGCGTCCTAAACCACTAGACGAACTCCCCAAAAAATCATACTATATCTACAAATTAAAAGTCTGTTGCTGAAACCAGCTTAAGTTATTATAAGTATGATTATTTCTTAATTATTACTGAACATTACACAATTACTCTTTTCTATCTCTCCAGTATCTACATTAAGTGTAATTACAACTGGTAATAATTTTGTTATTTTTTTACCTGTTACTGTCATGTAACAAGGTATATTTGCTTTTAAAGCATCCATTATATCCTGGTTTTTAAAGTCTCTATTTCTTTTTTGATACGTTTTATATCCTTTTCTGATAATGGTGTACTAATAACAGCTATTTTATTACTGTTAGTAATATCTTTTATTCTGTTAACTTTAACACCAGATTTTAATTGATTTTCTAATCTATCAATTACTAATCTTCTTCTACCAATTGTTTTTACGGATTTGTTTATCATGATAATAATTTGTTAGTGTCTGTTAAAAAAGTAGCTATAAAATTTCTTTCTTTAGTAGTTAAATTAAGTAACTCCTTAATTATCCACTGTATTGGTTGTAAATCTGGAGTAACTTTACCAGTTTCTTTAGATTTATGTTGATTTTTAACATTACTTTTAGTAAATCCATTTTTAGAACCAACCGTTATCATGGTATCTTGTTTCTTTAAAGTTTGATAATAATATGCATTTATATTCTCAACTTTTCTATGTGGTAATTTTTCAGCTGCTATTACAAATGCATACTGTAAATTGTTGGGATAATCTGCTACACATTTTTTAATAATAACTCTTTCCCATTCTGCATACGGAATTCTTACTTGTTTTACTCCACTTTCTTGCTTCATTGTAAATTTGTTTAAATGTTTAAATAATGCGGAAAACAGAGGTCGTGATCCCCATACCTTACAGTACCAACACTTTAGCAAAGTGTGCTCACCCTGGTGAGTTTGCTTTCCGTTAAAAACACACTAATATTAATTTCCCTAAATCTTTTTATGAGTTATTATAAGTGTGTTATTTGTATCTTTGTCAGATGCGAGGCCAACAATCTTCAAAATCTTCGGAACATTGTTCTTCATATTCTAATAATAATTCAGTATTACATTTCGGACAATTATGTGATTCATTAATATTAGAATATACTTCTAATTCAAATAAATCATAATTACAATTAGGACAATTCATTTTATTATTACTTTTTTACAAAATTTCTTAATATATTCCATATCTAACGTCTTAATATCAATAAATTTTGGAACACTACAAAATTGTTTTAAATTAAAGTCGTATAAAAGATCATTTACCTTTAATGTTTTTACTTTCTTAAATTTCATAATCAGTTTTAAAATAATAGTTAAAAATTTTACATTCTGGATTTAAGTTTTTAAAATCGGGAAATAACGTATCACCAATTGTGTTATCATCGATATGTGAAATATGTAATTCGGTAAATATTGGTGCAAATTTTTCATAAGTTTTTTTACCACCAATACACCAATCACAAGTTGGACACCCATCTTCATTTAAATAAGAATGGATTACGATTTCTCTACCCTTTAATGGTGGAAGTGTTTGTGCTGTTCTCCAACCAACTAACAATGTACCTCCCATTGTTAATGTTTTAAAATGTTTGAAATCTTCTTTTGATTTCCATGGTAATCCATCGTTTAATCCGATGTACCCTAAATTGTTAACGGCTAAAATCGCTCTCATATTATTTACATTTGTTTTCTTCAACAATTATCACTTCAGTTCCTTGATAAATTCTACCAGTACATAAAAATTGATCAACAAATTTTTGTGCATCTTCATGTGTTTTAAAATTTGTTCACCCATTATGTTAAAATTAATTAACACAAATATACGTAAATTTTAAAACCTAGAGAAAAAGATTATAACTTATTTATTCTAGTTCAGCTATTTGCTTCTCTAGTTCTTCTATAGATAGATTGTTAATCTTTTCTATTTCTTTTGCTTCTTTAGCTTTAGATAATAGAACAAGTTTATTTACTCTATCTTTAAAGTTTTTCTGAGCTAATGCTAATTCAGCAGCTTTTTCTTGTTTAACAGTAACAACAGCTTCTAACAAATCCATTTGTTCTTGGATTTGATTAATTTCTGAAGCTTTGCTTCTATTTAAAAGAGATTTACCACCCATCTTTTCTTTTAGATTAGATAAGTTAGTATACATAGCATCTAATGATGATAACGATAAATTCATTAAACCACATACATCATATGTATTAGATCCAAATTTACCACCAATAATCATACCATTTACTACAGCTAAACCAATTATACCAATATTGTTATTCATATTAATTTTTTATTTTTTAATTGTAAATAATATTTTTCAGGCACAAAGTACCCATTTGCTTTTCTAGAAAATACACAATACTTTAGTATACTTTCTTTTTTTAACATACTTAAATAAGATCTATCAAACGAATAATAAATCACAGATATTTTAGATATGTTTTTTTTTCGTTTGTTTTTAAATCTGTTACAGTTCTAAGTCTAGCTTGAACCATTATACCACCTTGTGTAAAATCTCTTACTGAGATAAATTCAAAAGTTTCCATTATTATTGTTTAAGATTAATCTAATAAATATTGATAAGCTATGCAGTATTTCTCTAATCTATCAAAATCTTTTTTTCTAAGACCTTTTAATCTAGATACTTTAGTATTATGTTCTAAATCTGCTAATTTAATAGCTTTAGCAATAGGATGTACAGATAAAGCTTTAATGTAATCCATATATGGAGTATCTTTTCTATGTGTGAGTAATTGTATAATTACAATTATTTCATTAGAAAATCCTTGTTCCTGTAAATATTGAAAATGATAACCTTCAGCAGATTTATCTTCTACTAAATCATGTAAAATAGCACATATCATAGCTACTTCACCTAAATGTTTTACTTTATGCATTACATATAAACAATGCATTATATAAGGTACACCACCTTTATCTCTATCGTTTTCAAAAGCTGTAGCAGCTATTTTAATTGCTTTAGTTAACATGTTATAAATTATTTAATAATAAACAGTGTTCAAGATGGGATTCGAACCCATAAGCCGTTACCAGCACTAGATTTTAAGTCTAGCGTGTTTACCAATTTCACCACAAGAACATCCAAAAGTTAATCTTCGTATTCTATTAATGGACATACTTTATTCCACCAAGCTTTTAAACCTTCTTTTATAACAGATGGTTTCTTATCTATTTTAATAGTTTTTCTATTTTTATATCTATAATCAGATATATACTCGTCAAGATAAACAAATAATATTGCAAGAGAAATTCCTGATACAACAATAAATGGAAATATAAATATATTATACCAGTGAAAAACATCATTTCTAGTAGCTAGTACTGTTACGGAAAACCAAGCGAATATAACTATTTTATCAATCCAAAACTGATGCCATAGTTGCGTATCATCATATCTATCGTGAGTATAAAATGGTAGTTTCATAAATTTTCTTATTATACCTACTAGTACAATACCTGGACTAATAAGAGTTGCTAAAAATCCTATCAATACTTTCCAAAATAATGGACAAATACTACTAGGTAAACAACTATCAGGATACATTGCCCGATACAGTTTTACAAAATTATTTTGTTTACTAACTTTCATTTTTAATTTATTTAGTATTATTTTTTTAAATTTTTATTGGTTAATAAATAGGGTGATATATCAATTTAATTATGTATCTTTGTACAATTAAATTGTGGTTAATAATATGAGAAAACAAGTTTTAACTAAATGTAATTATTGTTCTATTTATTTTTTAAAAGCACATTCTGAAATTAAAAGATCTAAAAATGGTAAACATTATTGTTGTATGTCGTGTGCTAGAAATTGTAGGATTGATAAAATTTATAATATGTATAATATAAGTCAAGATGTTAATAATAAACTAAGCGATTATACTTGTTATCGTTGGTATATGAAATGTATAAAAAGTAGAAGTAACTATGAAGATATTACTTTACAAGATTTAGATGTAATATGGAAAAAACAACAAGGTATTTGTCCATATACAAATATAAAACTTAGATTAAAAACACATTCAGATAATGCTATTTCTACTTTTGATAATCCATTTGAATTTGCACCTATAGATAGAATAGATTCTTCTAAAGGATATACTATAGATAATATAGAATTTGTATCAGTTGGTATAAATTATTTAAAACATATTTATACTAAAGAACAAACTATAGCTTTTATTAATTTTATTAAAAAACATAAGTAATTTTAATGTACTAACCACTATACGAATATCACCATAAAAACATACTTAATTTAGATTTGCATTATTTGATTTAAATTATTATAAGTATGTTAATATTTTAAAGGGTGATATATTACTATACCACCCTTAATAATTTTATACTACTTCTACGGATCCTACCTTAGCGGTAGTTGCTACATCACCTGTTTCAGAAGCTGGTGCTTCAGATGAAACATCGTTTCCAAGAAACGCCATATCAGCTGTGGTTGCACGAGCTGCACCAGAGAATGGAGCAATTCTAAGATCTATCTGCTGTACACCGTTTGTATCAGTATACTGAGTAGCATTGATAACATGTTCTTCTCCTACTTTAATACGATCAGCATGTTTTACTAAAACTCTTGCTGATACTGTTTTTCCATTAGGAAGTAAAATACTACCAATAACATAATCTGTACCATTTTTATTTGATACTAATGTTTCTCCAACTTTTGTAACAACTGCATTAAAAGTTGTTTCCAATTGACTAGTAACGGGATTTTTTGTCCAAGGGTTCATAATAATAAAATTTAATTAATAAAATAAATAATAAAAAAAATAAATAATAAAATAAAATACTTATATTTCGTCTACTTGCGTAGCAATTTGCTTTAATTGTGGAAATATCGTATCCACAGCATTTTCAACTCTATTTTTATCTTTGATGTAATCTTCTTTGGTTTTTAACCAAATATAGAATAACTTTGCTTGTTCAGCATTTTCTTCTTTTAGCTTGAATCCGATGGAAGAAGTACCAATACGTAAACCTATAGCGTTTAAAAGCGCTAGTATTAACGAATATTTGATATTATTATCCAATAAGGATATAAATGTGAAGAAATTAAATTTACTTCGTCCGACGATTTTACCATCGAACAAATTGATAATGTACTGGTTCATAATTTTACGTTTTTATGTGTTATTGAATTTTAATATCTCTACCAAGTAAATCACTAGCGTATTTACTTCTTACACCAGTTATCGTTGAAGATTCATAGTATTTTGTGTTATTTTTGTATAACATATATAATTTAGAATCTTTTAACCAGACTAACTTCCATTGTACTAATTGAGAATTTATAGTAGTTTCCCACTGTAAATCTTTTTTAGCTACAATACATGTAGAACTAGCTTTAATAGCTTTTTCTTCTTCACTCATTACGAGCATGATACGATTTTGATTGTCAACCATTATTGATTGACTAAACAAACTTCTACCAAGTAAGCTAAAGAATACAATAAGGAGTAATATAACTCCCATTTTTAAATTATTTTTCATTTTAAATTTTTAATGGTTTATAAAAAAGTGGTACCATTACAGTACCACTCCACTCTCATTCCCAGTTTCCCGGTGCTACAATCTAATCTTCTACCCAAAATGATCCAGATATAACATTTCTACCGTTACAATCTATTTCTATTGAGTTATCATATCTGTTGAAATAGAGTAATTCTATTTCTATTTTTTCTTCTGGATTTATACCCCAATTTGGTCCGTTGTATGTTATTATAAGTTCACCAAATGGATTCAATACATTACAGTTAGTATCTATAGTAGGATAAATAACTGCTTCCATATATGTACTGTTAAACATTACATCATCAGCATATCCACTGATAACTGATGATTTTACAGATAGATCTTCTACATACTCTCGCAACTGGTCGAGAGTTTGAAATGATGTATCTATAGTTTCTCCATACACTTCTAATGCTTCATAATCTATCTCAACTATATCGAAGCTAGTATACATAGTTTGTGTAACACCAAATGTGTTAAGTTTGGACACACCTATACCCATACCAGTACAGAGTGCTATAACACCTATAATAATCATGGTTTTAGTAAAATCGCTCATTATATTTGTTTTTAATGGTTAATAATTTGTTTTATACTAAATGATGTACCACAAAAGGATTGAGTACATTGAACTTTATTTTGACATATATTAATAGCATGTTGTGGTGTATACGCTTCAATAGTATATTCACCATCTTGATTTACGCTATCTTCTACAACAATTGTATATTTATTTTTTGGTTTTTCTAATAATTTACATAATTCTACATAAGCAACATTTTTTAGTATTTTATTATTATATAACCAGTTTAAATAATCTCTAGGTATATCTTTTAAAAACTTACCTTTATGTTTACCAAATTTTATTTTAATCATATTTATTATTTAATAAGTTTCAAATTAGGTGATCTACATTTAGGAGTTATTACTTTATTATATATATAACTGTACTTAATGTTGTGATTGTAATTGTCAGATTTAATAGCTGTTAATGTTATTAATATAACAGCAAACATTTCATAACAGCTGTATAAATACGATAAATATATGGTCATTTTTTTTGGTTAATAAAACAATACATCTATTACTACTTTTAGCAATAGATGTATTAAAAATTAATAAAATGAATAATAACAATTTTAACTGCTATTACACTCAAACCGAGTTCTTGATGATTAAATAAAAAACCCCACTGTATCTCTACAGCAGGGATCGCATTATTAACCAAATAATGTGAATAGTATGGATAGCGAATCCATATCTCTTATTAAGCTTCTATAGAAAGAATAATAAGCGCATTACTTATGCTAACTTTTCATGGATATACTATCACTGGTATATCAGCAGCTTGTCGATCTTATGATGGTAACTTTGTACCATTTCGGTTAGTAATGTTTTTAGCACCCAAACCTCTTAGTTTAGATAAACTGGTATTTGATGTTTTAACACCATTTACCATACCAGTATACAACTGTGTTATTTCTCTATTGTCTGTGTCTTTCACAGTTTTAATAGCTCTTAGTACTGATTTGTCAATTTTGTGGAACAATTCCATTTTAATTTGTTTTAGTGGTTAATAAATAATCTATATAATAATCGAAATAATCATGACAATCTATTACTGGTATGTCACTATTATTATGAAATCTAATATCAGGATTACCAAATTTATATCTTGATAAATATATATTGTTATCAATACTATTTAAATATATAATTACATTATTTGGTATATTATGATTTTTTATATTATTAATATACCAATCAATATATTCATAATCTTTTAAGTATAAAAATACATAATTAATATGTTTATGTTTATATTTACCAAATGGAAATATCATAATTATATATTTATTGGTTAATAATTAAATAAATCTAATATATCGTCTAAAGTAGCTCTATTTACTGATCTACTTTCTTTTAGTTTTAATATTTGTCTATGTGTTTTAATACTCCAACGTATGTGTAAGTTATCAAAACACCATAATATATAATTAGGATGTTTTTCTATAGCTTCCGCAACAGTTAAACACGTAATGTGTGGTTTTTTAGAGAACCAACAGTAATTATTTAATCTAGTTACAAAATGTGTCATTGAGTTACTATAGAGTTGTGGTGTAATATAAGCTCTTTTACCAAACTTTTCCCATTCCCAACTTCTTTTATTGTAACCATCTTTAGCTAATAACATTTTTATTATTTTATTGGTTAATAAAAATGGGAGCATGGCACTTTCTCACACACTCCCTAATCGAATGGATATCGATGTATAAGTTTAAAACTAGTGGTAACTATATATCAAACTCCCATAACTAGGTGGTCTAACATATAAAATAACAGAGCTTACCAACAATATTACCTACATTGCCCTATGCTTGGTAAGATACACAGGATTATCAGTAATTACCACTAGTTTAAATATCTAATAAGTTTTACTATTTACATTAGGCACTGTTCCACAGAGTTATAAGCTCTATATTGTGCAGGTTCTCAACCTTCTCATTATATAATGTATGTTCAAAGATGTACCACATCATTACAGATACGGACTCATTAGATATTTTAAAATAAGTATGCTAGTTATCAGGAGCCACATTAGGTGCTAACTATAGTGTGCAGACTTCTACTCACAACATACTTATAAAATAATTGCTGGTATACTCACAACGCTGATTTGCTAACAGGATACTTGTTTTACAGAAGTGGCCAACTCCAACCTGTGTTTAGTTACTAATACCATTATATATCTTTATATATAACTTGCAATTAAACAAGGGAGCTTAACTGGGTCTCCTATCCATTTGGTGATCTTAACGAAGATATAGCTACCAAACTATATGTACGGCACTTTTAAAGATGTTACTTTCTTATATCCATTTGCACACAATTATAATACCATGTAGGATAACTAAACGTCAAGTATCTAAACTTGTTCTCCATTAGGAAATCTATTACAATTGCTCACCCTTTGGAAGTGAGTTGTGGTGCATTAATATTAATCTAGAATTTCTTCTAGATATAATATGTATTCTAATTCCCATACAGGGATTATTTTTTCTTGTTGTTCCCACAATTCTGTGGAAATGCTTAATTCTTCTGTATCACCATATAAATGGTCATAGAAATCACTATCTGTCATTTTATTTTATTTAGGGTGATTAAATTAAATTAAAATATAGGTGTGCATACCACAATGAAGTGAGGTAACACCTATATTAATATCCATCTGCACTCAGTTGTAACATTCTCTCACCAGCAAACCACCAGATGCTAATGATTACTCATTTTCTCTCTAAGCTTACAGCATGATAACAATATTACAACTGCTCACCCTTTGGAAGTGAGTTGTGGTGCATTACTATAACAGATTACAGCTAAATAAATAACTGTAACCTGTGTATATTATTCGTAAATCTTTTCTAATAATAATGGTTTTTGTTGATCATTTTTATCAGACAATTCTTCTATTTTAACATGTGATATATTAGATCGTGATGTATTAATATGTGATGTATTAGATTGTACCCGTCTATTATTATTTATATTTATAGGCCGGGTTAAATCAATAATATGAATTGCCATACCTCCTGGCATTTGATTAAATTGATGTAATTGAATATTCGGCATTGATATATTTGGCAATGGAAACTGATGCATCATATTAAACATAGCTTGAATATCGTTCATAA